CTGCCCCTGCCCCTGCCCCTGCTGCTGCTGCTGCTGCTGCTGCTGCTGCCCCTGCCCCTGCTGCTGCTGCTGCTGCTGCTGAAGCCCCGTTCTAATACGTGAGTTCTTAGCCTGCCAACCCTGCCGGGTTGGCAGCACTAAGGGTTTACCCTAATGGCACCCGATAGCGGGGCAAACTTCGATAGTGTCAAGTGGCATTCGTGCCATTGGACGCTAAGCGAGACGTTCTTTTAGGCTACAGACCCTCGCGGTATGTAGCCGATGCGATAGGTTAGCACTGTGCAGCGTGTTAGCCCGCTATTGTTAAGCCTCATACGTGAGGTTATACATGGTGGGTCGATAATGTGCCGCATACGCTGCTAACCGTCGGGTTTATATTTAGCGGGGAAAGTTTCCCATTGATAACCGCTACCTTATGCCGAAAACACTCATTAGCAGTTGCAAGCGTTTGACGACCAAACACTAACCGTACTTATCATCCGTGGTATTAGGTTAGGACGTTGACAAATGGGAGAACGTGGAGCAAAGCTAATACACCGACAATGTAACAGACAATTAATTGGCTATTGTCGGGAAGGGTTTCATATGTACCCAACGTATGCGTGAACCAGAATTACGTAAGTATTATGGATCTAGTGGCCGGGTAGATTAGGCCACACTATTTCCTTATCAGGTGTTTGATAGGGCGCTGCACTCACCGCGACGGTGTGAGTGATGACAATTGCCTCAAGAATCGCAATGACGTATCCCGCGGGCGTCGAACAACCGCATAACGGCATGACTGGTGCCGCTTACCCCTGACCTATAGCCAGTCACGGTCAGGACGTTTCACGCCTGTAAAAACAGGCTTCGCTGGCGAGCAACGCAACCTGGTGGCCTCACCGCCACCAACCCCAGCTCACTGCAAGGCAGTGGGCAAACCAAAGCCCCAAGGTTTCGGTTTGCCGTTTGGCATAGCCCGGTGCGACTGCACCATTTTTGGAGATTGACCATGACCATGACCATGACCAACCTTGAGCGCGACTACGCCTACTACACCGCTGCCTTTTCGGCCCAGCAGGCCGAACAGGACGCCTTCCACGCCGATTTCGGCCTGCCCCGCGTCGACCTTGCCTGGGACAGGGCTGTTGACCGGGAGGCTGTGCGCAGCCGGCCCTCCTGGGATGCCCAGAAGGCCGACTTCAAGGCCGACCTGGAGCGGCGGCAGTACGCTGCCGCCATTGGGCTGGCGCTGGCCTGACCCCTTGCCCCCGACAACGCCAACGTCTGGGGGCACACCATAGGCAATCCCACGCTTATGGTGTGCCGCTTTTGGTACTGACCCGGTGCGACTGCACCATTTTGGAGTCCAAAATGAAATACGTTTCCGCCTTCCTTATGCTCGTGGTCGGTCTGATTTGCATGACCGGGGCGTTTGTCTCCAGCGTGTTCCCGGCACCTGGCGACCCAGCTCCGATGCACCTAATGGTCGGGGCTGTCGTGGCCTTCATCATCGGGGCTGTGAGGGTCCGGCTGGAGGACTGAACCTGAACCCCGACAAGGTCTCTGACTGCGATCTTGACGCAGACGCAGACCCCGACAACGTCACGGACAAGGGCCCCCATCAGAGACGTTGTCGGGGCTGGTGACGGGGCTGGTGACGTGCACGTGTGCCAAGAGTTTGGCGTTGTCGCCGGTGTGGTCGTTGACGGGGACCTGGACCTGGACCCGGACCTGGACCTGGACCTGGACCCGGACCTGGACCTGGACAAGGTCGCTGACGTTGTCGGGGACGTTGTCGGGGACCTGGACCTGGACCTGGACCTGGACCTGGACCTGGACCTGGACCTGGACCTGGACCTGGACAAGGTCGCTGACGTTGTCGGGGACGTTGTCGCAGAAAGTTTGAAAAGTCAGTGAGCGCTGACGTTGACGGGGGCAGGTCCGCGCCCATTTTCGGGGGTCTATTCCCACTGTGCATCGTGTCGGTGTGCAGTGGGAATCAACTTCGATTCGACCTCAATCTGGAGATAAAACATGAACACAAACAACACCACCATTACCCAAAGGTTCCACACCGTCTCAGAGGCGGTAGCCTGGCTTTACGAGGGGTCTGGCCTGTGGGTCGGTATCGGCGCTCAAGAGCAACTCGACCTGTACGACAGCTTGGAGGAAGCAGGGAGAGCCAGTTGGGGCGACCGCGTGGCAGTGGTGCGCGACACGGTCGGGATCTGCCATGCCAGCTACGACAGGGGCCACACGCCCGAGTGGACGCTGAAGCAAACACCCACGGCGGTGTTGGCGGCAAAGTACAGCTGCACCACCGAGGATGTGTGGTACCACTTCGATGGTAGATCCGAACAGTCTGGGGCAAAGTCACTGCGGATCTGGAGGGAAAACTGCGAGTGGGACGAAATGGCGGAAACCTAACCCACCAGGGCCAAGTCTGGCCCGGTTTCAATTGCGTTCTCAACCCAGAGCGCATCTGAAACCCAAATTACGCACCAATCCGGTGCATAACCGGCGCGACTGCGCCAATTTGAAGGGAGTCCACGCATGGTTCACACCTGCACGATTGGGAAGATCAAGGTTTACCGGGGTTACGCACCCCTTGAGTGGCGCCTCGTGGCGCCGGACGGGGTCGCCACCACGGTCAGACACAGCGGCCAGATCGTGGACACGGCCCACCACCTGGAGTGGGTGTACGACTGCCGGATGCAGCAGGCGTACGGGATCCGCCAGCGTGCTGTGATCCGGCGGTGACCACCTGACAACCGGGGTTAGTCCACCACGGGGCTAAGTTAGTGACCACTAACCAAGCGCCAAAACCCCCAAAAATTTGCGTGAAAAACGACCTTTTTCGTTGTTTTTCTGCGAATCCAGGCCATTCTGAGCCTGAAACCAGACCCCGACAACGTCGGGAACCATGCCCAAAGCCCGGCACACCCGAGCCAACCAACCCGCGCCAACTGGCGCCGCAAGACCATGCTCTATTTAGTCAAGCGTCCGGACGATCCGAACCATCCAACCCCGCTCTTCGTGCGCAGTGGGCGCGCCACCCCCAACCTGGTGAGTGCGATCAAGCGAGCGCACCGCCTGAAGGGGCGCGTGTACAGCTATGACGGCGAAAGCCGTCTGGTTCAGGACTTCTGGGTGGCCCCAGAACTGAGCCCGATCAACCCCGGCAGCCGCGAGTACCGCCAGCAGCGGGCCATGGCAGCGCTGTTCGGCGTGCTGGCGTAAACCCAAGCCCGAGCCCGAGTCCGACTTGAGCGTCTGTATATCCTCGAAATCCAAGGGGCAGATGGGCAAGTTGGGTAACCTTCTGGCCTAGCATGGTCTCAAGCTTTGAACTCTGCACTATGCAAAGTACAAGGAATTAGAAGAATACAAGAAAGGTATATTTATTAGACAGATTATACAAAGGCTAGGGGATCTAGGCCGCATGAATCGCTTGCTCAAGCTTGAAGTTCTTGCGCAAGTTTGCTGCTTGTGCCCTAGACCCCCCTGCGGTTTTCCAGGTCGAGAAACAAATGAGGTACCCCGCAGGCCGCGTAAACACTCATTTCCCTGAAAATTGGCATCCTGGATGCTTTTCGAGCCAGGGGATAAACTGCACAAATTTCGAGCCAAGCGCCATGACCCTTCGCATCCACTGTTTACCGGGCTCAAACGAGCCCTACCCGGGCCCCAAAGCGGATCTTGTCGGGCGCGTCTACGGGCAGCTGACCGTTACCCGCCTGAAGGGCCGCAGCTCCAGCTCCGGGGCCGTGGTCTGGGAGACGACCTGCGACTGCGGTCAGCTCTCCGACGCCAGGGCCGGCGCCCTGACCTCGGGCAAGAAAACCAGCTGCGGGTGCACGCAATACCTGAAGCAGAGCCTGGCCAAGCGCAAGGCCCCTTCAGGGGGCCTCGTGGGCCACACGTTTGGAAGGCTGACCGTGGTGGCCCGCCAAAGCTCCGTGAAAGCCGTCAACAAGGTGGTCTGGCAGTGCTTGTGCCAGTGTGGCCGAACCACGTATGAGAGCCAAAGCACACTTGTGCCCGGCGGCGTGATCAGCTGTGGGTGCGAACCCCTGCCCGAGTCCAAAGCCCTGCCCAAACCCAAACCAGCGCCCAAGCCCACGTCCCTGACCATGCAGCAGGTCAATGCCTGGACCGAGATGTGGATGGCCTGCGCCGACCCGGCTGACCCCACCTACATGGTGGAACCCGGCTGGACGCCATGCGCAGACCCCGACCCCGACCCAGCCAACCCGCGCCGCACATGCTGGCGCGACAGCGGCGACCAACTGCAAACCACGCGCCCCGACCTTGCCCCACCCGCGCGGTGGCGAGACGTGCGTTTGTTTGCCGCTGACATGGGTGAGCCCGCAAGCGCGCTGCGCCGAATCGGCAGGCGCGACCAGAACCTGCCCCACGGCCCCGGCAACTCATCCTGGGTAATCGGAAACTGACCCGCGGCCCACACAGGAAAGAGGCGTTGTCCTACAGACAAGCCCGAATACCTTCCGTCGGTTGACCTAGACAAACGTAACAAACGTAAGAGGATGACAAGGTATGTAGGTGTTCCCCCTACATAATTCGGGCCGCACCAACTGGTGCATTAAGCAGAGTCCAAACCCGCACCAACTGGTGCACCCATCCCGAGTCCAACCCCACATGAAATCAGATACAAACTAATCACTGCCCCGCGTCAGCACGGGGACGTTTACCGGGACCTGGAGGCCCTCCCCAGCGGGAGCGGCTATAGGCGCACATAGACCCCAGGACTCGGACTGTACGAAGCGTTGATACCGGCTGCGGCCGGGGCTTCGTGCTACCTCCCAACCGGCGCCAGCCCGGCATGTACGCAAGCTGGCTTGACCGGAACCCCGACAACGTCACGACCAAGGCCCAAGACCCAAGACCTGGCCTTTGGCGTTGTCGGGTGACCTGCCCAAATTCCGTGCCAACTGGCACAAACCCGGCGCCAACTGGCGCCACCAACTGGAGTTCAACATGAACGTCGCCGAGACCCTCGCCAAGCAAAAAGCCCTTGTACTGGATGCCCTCGTCAAGTTCCGGGATGACCCCCAAACTGTGAGAAGACCAGTGGGCATCTGCTCAAACCTCGCCTGGGAGCTGCACGGCGAGGTTGAACACGAGCAACGAACCAGGCTTGAGCGCTCGCTCTTCAAGGCTTGGCCGGAGTACTCCGGCCACCCGGATTACCCGGTGCCCTCCGAAGGCTGTGACCCGGCGAGGGCCTACAACAACACCGATGACCAGTGGGACCCCGACAGCGCCTATGGCGCTGCCCGCTGGCGCCTGCTCGCCTTCATGATTTCGGAGTTGACCCGTGACGCCCACACCGCAAAGGAACCAGCATGACCATCCTTGACAACCTGCGCCTGGCGCACACCGTGATCTCGGCAGTCCCCGATGCGGCGCTTGACCTGCGGCAGTACAAGACGGAGTGCGGCACGATTGCCTGCGTCGCCGGGCACTTGGCCGGGCACCCGCACTTTGCCCCATTCGTGAGGCTGGAACTGACCCACGACGACGGTGTCGGGAGTTACAGCCTGCGAACGCAGGACTACGTCGCCCTGAACTTCAACTTCGGGCCGGCCGCCTTTGGCTCGATGTTTGCCCAGCGCGGGTGGGGGCGCTTCGACAGGCGGCACCCCGACAGGGTCTACGACCACGAGGAGGGGGAGTACCACGTCCACCCCCCGCGTCAGCGACAAGGAACTCGCCCTGTGGCGCATCGAGCGCCAGATCGAGGAGGTGTTGAAGTGACCCACCTTGACCAACTGCTGGCCCAGCACGGCCAGGCCCGCAAGGCCTTCTACCAAGCACCGACACCGTCGCTGGGAGCGACCCTGAAGCGCCTTGAGGGCCAAATCAAATACGAGCGGCGCGCCGCTCGCAAACCCGCCCCGACTGGGGCATGAACTGGAGTTCAAAGTGAGTCACCCAATACCCAACAAATCTGAGGGCATCAAATGCCCCGTGCACCTCAGCGACAAGAACTACCTGTGCGGGGCAGACGGCGGGCTGATCTGCAGGCTCGTGGAGGCCACGGACGCCGAGATGCGCGAGATCGTCGAAGCGTTGAACACGCCCCCGGTATCTGTCGAGCTCAACACCGCCGTGTTGAAGCGCACCCTCGGCTCGATGCTGCGTACAAACGACATCAAGCCCAAAAGCGCGACCGGTCGCAAGATGATCCTCGCGTTCTGGTATGGCGCGATCACCCAGTCGGGGCGAGAAGCGCCGGCCGGCGTGGCGATATGCCTGTTGATAGGGCGCCACGAAGAGCTTGTCGATATGGGGGCGGGCGATGTCTGAACTCACACGACTTAACGGCGAGCAACTCAGGGAAATCGCCCTGGTGCTGGAGAACGACGGGGCCTTTTACAAGTCCTTTCCCTGCGCCATCAACACGGCAAGTTCCAAGCGCGACGCTATCAACGACGCGTGCACCCGACTTCATCGTCGGGACGAATTGGGCGTGCCGCTCCCCGACAAGTACAGCCGCGAAATCCTGAGGCGCTACTTCACCGCCCGCTGGGACCTGAGCAAAGTCGAAGGCGACGACACCTTTCAGCATCGCGCCTGCAACAACTTCTGGGAGGGCGAGCCCACCCTCGCCGAGACTGAACTCAGGGACCACCTGAGTGACGTCAAAACCCTCGTCGACTCGATCGACAAACTCTGTTCCCTGCCTTTCACCACCACCAAGGAAATCACCATGAACGCACACATCGAAATCACCACCGTCACCCTCGTCAACGGCGCCGACGTCAGCAAGATGACGGACGCAACCATCTACGGCTTGATCGCCTCCGAGGAGGGCAAGATCAAGGAACTGGACGCGATCCAGAACAAGCCCAAGCGCCTGCTTGCCGAGATTGTGAAACGCCAGGGGGGCATCGCCGCGCTGGTGAATTACCTCGACAGCAAGGAGGTCTGAGATGCTCACGCACCAGGCGATGTTCGACATCACTTGGTGCGCTGACCCACAACCCGCCCCGACTGGGGCATGAACTGGAGTTCAAACCATGACCCACTGCTACCTGCGAACGGGGGGCGACGCGCTCGAAGACGCCGTCGCCTACCTCACCATCGGCGCCGCCGTGCGCGACTTCGAGGCCACCGCGCGAGAGCTTGACGGGTACGGCCAGCGCATCGATGCCAGCGTCCACATCGCCGCCAACTTCGAGGAGCTGGGCGAGTACCCCGACATCGTCCTGAGCCTGGGCCCGCGCGGCGGGCTGCGCAAGGAGGCGGCATGAACTGCACCGTGGCCAAACGAAACCAAGACGCCGTCGACTTGATGCGTCGCACAAGGAGTACCAAATGATGAAATCGAGAAGCAACCTGACCGCGTCGCTTGCAGCGCTGGTGGCACTCTCCGCGCTGGCCAGCGCGGTGTCAGACAGCGCAGGCTATGTGCCGCCCAAACGCCAAAGCAAGCGCAAGCCAACTGTGCGCGGGCAGATCCTGGAGCAGGGTCTGGAGGTGCAGGAGTGGAACGCAGCGGTCCAGGCCAAGCGTGACGCCAAGCTGGCGCGCAAGGGGCGGGCATGACTGAGCGCGAACGCTTCGAGGCGTGGGCGCTGGCCCACGGCGAGACCGGCGACTACAAGAACACCCGCGCAGTCCTTGTCTGGATCGGCTGGCAGGCCGCGATGGCAAGCGGGGTACACCGCCCGGACCTTGCCAACGCGCCGACAGGCCAAATCCGCCTGAACACCGACAAGACCGTGGTGGTCGACAAGGGCTACCACTACCGAAAGATCGACGCCACCACCCAGCGCGGCGGCAAGCTCCAGCTTGTGAACCGCTACGCCGGCGTGGCAGCTTACGGCAACTACAACCCGGCATACGACTTCTGGACGCATTACGCGCCGCTGCCGACGTTTGACCCCAAGGAGGCCTGAGATGAAAACCATCAAAGTATCAGAAGCCATACCCACCCAGCTTGATTGGCTGGTGGCGAAATGTGAGGGTTACGTTTGGGCACCTGTAGTTCGCCCTTCCAGATGCTTTGACTGCCGCCATTACGAAGAACGCCAAGGGCGAGATGAGGCTACCCAATACTGCAACCACCCTGACATGAACTTTAGAGATGGCAGTGACGGAGACAACTGGAGTTCTGACTACGAATGCCACAAGCAGTGCCCGTACAAAACAGAAGTGCAGACCCCTGTTTACCCACCTTACTCAACCGACTGGGCCCAAGGCGGGCCAATCATTGAGCGGGAATTGTTGGCGCCAGAACCTCTATTGGACACGAACTGCTCCCTAATAAAGTGGCGTTGTCGTAACTGGAAAGGTGACGGCTCGGACTACTACGGCCCCACTTACCTGATCGCAGCCATGCGCTGCTACGTTACTAGCAAGATGGGCGAGACCGTCGAAGTACCAGAGGAATTGACATGACAACACTCACAGAGCGCCAGCAACTGGCGGTCAAGAACTACATCGGGGGCGAGTACAGCTACGCCACCACCACCCAGCAGGTGGAGGCCATCAGTGACACGCTCCTGCATTTCGTTGTCCGAGAGGCGGCCGACGCTCACGACGATGCTGAGTTTGTCGGCATGCTGAACCAGGCGATCGAGCAGCTGCGCAGCTTGGTGGAGGGCTTGGATAACTGACCCGCGCCACCGGCGCACAACCCGCCCCAACTGGGGCACCAACCGGAGTCCAACATGTACAAAGTCAAAGAGCTTGCCAGCTCGAATCCCGACATCGTCGCTGTCATTTACCAGGACGACGACGCGGAGCCGCCCGAGAGCGACATCGTCAAGATCGCCTACCGAGGCAGCGCACGAACCACGCTGGGCAGCCAGCCCTGCACCGACGACGAGCTCGACCAGATCGGGCAAGACATCGCCGACGGCGTGCTCGTCGGCGTGCCGGTGTGGGCCTACGTCCACAGTGGATCCACCATCAGCACCGGCACCAAGCTGCGCGGCGATACCGAGGCGCGACTGCGCGAGAACCCCTACCACTGCCGCTGGGACAGCTGGCGCAGCGGCTGGGCCTACATGACAGCCAAGGACGCCCTCAAAGAGTGGGGCAACAAACGCCTGTCGGCGCAGCAGCGCGACAAGGCCCACCACTACATCGACGGCGTGGTTGACGAGTTCGCCATGTACCTGCGCGGCGAGGTCTACGGATACACCATCGATCGCATCGAGCGTGACGAGGCCGGAGACGAGATCGGGCGCGACGAGCTGGAATCGTGCTGGGGCTTCTTCGGGGAGGAGTACGTCACCGAGGAGGCGCTGGATGCGCTTCGGATTGTGTGCAAAGAGGAAGACAAGCTGGTGGCGGGCCTGTGACCAAAGCCACCATCACCCAACACAAAGGCGGCGGCACGTCTTTCACCGGGCGCGCCGCAGTCAACCTCTACGCCGCTGTCGTGCTGCTGAGCGGCATCAGGTTCTACCTGAAAACAGGTATGAAGGTGAGCAGCGGCTACACCCCGACCAACATGCTGGCAGCCGCCACAGGCCACACCGGAAAGACCTACAAGCGAGGCCAACTTGCCCAGGCTGCGCTGGACTTGGACGCGTTTATTCAAGAGCAGAAGACCAACGGCTCGGTGAGCTTCGAAGGAGATGAGACATGACCAAGGCATCAAGCAAGGTCGAACCCACCACAGAAGAGCAGGCCAAAAAAGCCGAGTGGTTGGAGCGATTAAATGACCCCTACAACGAAAAGTTCTTCTTCAAGGTCCCGGGTACGGACCTGCGGGGCAAAGAAAAGCCGGGGCAGTCTGTTTCAGTGCGGATCGCATGTTCGATTCGATATAACGGCGGCACTGTGATCAAGGGCAAGTGGTACAGCGGCTACGACGTGGCACCCCCAGTGGTCCCGCAGGGCTACGAACTCATATCAGACTACACGGGCATGCAGCTGAACTCGAGCCCGCCACACGTCACCATGAACCTGGTCCAGAAGGGGACGAGACATGACCACCCACGCTGAGCGCGGCGGCTACTTGCACCGGCTAGCCGCCACGATCCCCGACAACGCCACGATCCCCGACAACGCCGAGTTCTTGGGGTATGCCAGGTTGGTGCGGCCCAGCGGCCACTACGCCGACGCCCCGACCTGCACCCTGTACCACCTGCCGGGCACCGGCTACATCGCGGCGCATGCGCGCCCTCACAAGGATTGACATGACCCACTTCTACATCGACGACTACGGCCTGACGCCCGAACAGCTTGCCAGCAAGCACGCCCCGGACGGCGACGACGAGCACCCCGGCTTCCCGATCGACGTGTGGCGCCTGCGCGTCCACGACGGCGACACCCTGCAAGGCTACTGGAACTGGGTCAGGCACCAGCTCCAGCTTGAGGAAGACGAACTCGACCGCGACAACCCATACAACCAAGGAGAGTGACATGCACCTCGAACACCTTGCACGGACCGTGCTGGCCAAGCGCGCCACAAACTGGCTGCCCCACCACATCGACGACATGCGCCGCGAGCTGACCGAGATTGACGAGAACCGCGAGGCCTACGACGGCCACATTGCCCAGGCTCGCGAGCAAGCCCCCGACGGGCTTGAGATCGACGAGAAGCCTTACCTCGACGTGGGCGAGGGCGGCGTCTGGGTCTCGGCCTGGATCTGGGTTCCCACACCAACCAACGAAGAACTGGACGAGGCATGAAAACCATCTACGTCTGCGGCCACTGCGGCAGCCCGCGCGTCTACGTCGACGCCTACAAGAACCTGAACGACCTCGACGAGGTGTTGACCTACGACCACACCGTGTGCTTCGACTGCACCTGCACCGACTGGACTGAGGAGGTTGAGGTGCCCTACGACTTCAACATGGAGTACGGGCGCTACAAAAAGCCCGCCAAGGAGACCTGAATTGCCCACCAACAAAAAACCCCGCAAGGCCTACCGGCCCAAGCGCAACCTGCAAGACCCGGTCGGGCAGGTGCTGCGCAACATCACCCCGCTCTCCCAGGAGACCGAGTACCTGCTCACCATGCAGATGAAGAACAGCATGGCGATGGCGCGGCTTCTGCGCGGCGTCGCCGACCGGGCTGACATGCTGAACATCTTCGCCATGTCCAACGTGGTCGAAGCCCTGCACCAAGCCGGCATCGGCGGCGAGTACCTGGGGGTGTCCGCCGCCGGCAAAGACGCCATCAAGCAGATCGGCGCGCGGGCCAAGATCATCGGGCGCTACGTCCCAACAGGGCCAGAGATCGCGGCGCTGCGCTTGCTGATGGAGCTGCACGACGCCCAGGCTGAAGTCATCACCGAGGGCAACATGGACCAGGTTGGCAACTACATCCGAGAGCAGATCGCTCTGGGCAAAGTCACCACTGTGCCGCTGGCACGAGAAACCACCTGACCCCGCTGCAACCGCAGCAACCACCCGGCGCGACTGCGCCACATCTAGGAGTTCCACATGGACGACACCGCATTTCACAAAGCCCTGGGCGAGAGCCGAAACGGCACCGACGCCTTCCACTTCAACCCGCTGTACCGCTGGATGAAGTACAGCGACGGCGTCAAGGAGGTGGCCGAGTCAGGCTGCTACTGGCTGCTGGATACGCTTGGGCTGACCATCCGACCCGCGCTGCGAGGCCTGAAGCAGACCTACGTCATGGCCACCGTCACGGTCTCGGTCAAGGCCAGCAAGGCCAAGATCACCGCCACCACCGGCGACGAGGACCCGCCGTTCTGGACCGAGAACGTGAGCTACACCGACATGCCGGACGGCGACTGGAGCATGCTGCTGACCTATGAGGCCACCACCCAGGGCGGGGTCGGCGATGGCCGCTTGATCCTGGTCACGGAGTACTGAGCCATGAACGTCACCGTTGTGAGGATGGCTCAGGCCAGGCCCAGGGTCAGCACCACGCCACTGATTCGCGTCCTGCGCTACCGCTACACCGCTGGGGGCTGCATGGACTTCGATTTCCACATGCTCTGCGAAGTGGGCCAGCCCTACCAACCTGCGGCACGCGTGCAGGTTGCTGAAATCCTCGCCAAGAACCCAGGCTGGGAGGTCCAGACGATTGAGATTGACCGCAAGCCCTGGCTGGTCGACGCACTGGGCAAGGTCCAGCCATCAGGAGCACTCAAATGACAACGCCGAACACTTACACCCGCGCCCAGTACATGGAGGACAGCAGAGCGGACGGCCCCGGCGCACACCGCAGGTACTACGGCCAGTTCGTGAACGCAAGGACCATAGCTACCGTGGTGGCTGCCCTGGGCCCGAAGGCGCTGCTGGGCTCGGTGGACCCCCACTTCAACGACATTGCGCTGTCGCGGTGGTACGACCTCGTACCCCGTCTCCCTGGCTCCAGGGGGTTTTCGAAGGCCGGCGACTTCTACACCCCGATCGGTGGGGTTTGTCTGGCCAAAGAGGCGGCCTGCCAGTGGGTCGAGATGCAGCGACCCAGCACCCTCGTTGAGTAAATAACCGACCCCGCGCATTCCGCGCAAACCCCGCCTCGATTGAGGCAATTTAAGGAGTCCCAAATGGGAACACGTTCCATCACGTCCGTCATCGAGAACGGCACCATCCTGTGCACCATGTACCGTCAGTTCGACGGCTACCCCAGCGTCCACGGGGCGGATCTGCACAAGTTCCTCGCTGCTCTGACGCTGGTCAACGGCATCAGCAGTGCGGACAACCGCCGCATCGCCAACGGCGCCGGCTGCCTCGCTGCGCAGATGGTGCACCACTTCAAGCAGACCTCAACAGATGCCCGCACATCGATGGCGGGCAACGTCTACATCACCGCGCCGCGCCTGAAGCTCGACAGCGAGGACTACGGCTACACCGTGTCGGTCGACGACAAGCTTCGCACCAGGATCAAGTGCTATGTGGTGGGGCACGGCAACGTCGACGACAGCATCTTCTGCGGAACCGTGGCCGAGTTCGGCGAGTTCTGCGCGAAGGATGTCGCATGAGCGCCATCACCTACAAGCCCGAGGTCCGCGTCAACGGCAGCTTCCACAGCAACTCACTGGTGTTCGCCACCCGCGAGGAGGCCGAGCAGTCGGCACGCGAGTTGATGGGCCGCTGGCTGCTGGTCACCGACTACCGTGCGGTCGAGTCGACCGACCCCGTCAACTACGCCCTCGTCGACGGCGATCTGCGTGCTGTGGAGGTGGCAGCATGAGATTCGCCCAGACCTACTGCAGCCAGTGTGGCCAAGAGCAGGGCCCGGGTGACAACGGCGTAAGCCACTGCCGCGACCACCTCAATGCTCACGTCCACCCGGTGTTCCGAGACATCTTGTCGGGGTTCTTCACACCGCAGCCGACCCGCGCGCCGGACGAGCGCCCACAGCCAGGAGACATGACATGAGCTTCTCACCCCTGCCCTTTGATTACTCCCGGTGCCAGCCGCAGCCGGGGCCAGTGGCCAACTGCCGGGCCTGCGCCAGGTGGGCTGACCACCCCAAACAAGTGTGGGGTGAGCGGACCCCGTTCGAGAGCCTGGACCCGACCGGCCCACATTGCGACTTCACCCCCGCAGACACCAAGCACCGCTAACCCACCCGCCCCGACTGGGGCATTAACCGGAGACCAAAGTGATCAACCTCACCGACTTCACCGAGCGCATCGTCACGCTCAGCACAGCCCACATCCCCAAGCACACCGCTGCCGCGCTCGGCAAGTACCGCGAAGACTGCGTGGTGGCCGAGTTGTGGGGCCACATCCACTACGAACCCTGGGGCGACTTCGGCTGGATCATCTGGGCCAGTTCAGAGTGTTGCGAGGACGCCCTGGCACCCCACCCCGAACTGGCAGCCCTGATGGCCATGTGCGCCGAGCGGCGCATCCAGTGGCTGCGACTGGACTGCGACGCCCCGCCCCACCCTGAGTTGCCGACTTTTGAATGGGAGCCGACATGAACTACATCAAGACCGCCGACGGCGAAATCTCCACCTTCGACATCTGCCAAGCCTACATGCAGCTGGAGTCCGACTTCAACGTCGACGGCTTGCTGCGTGAGCGCCCCAGCAACCAGCGCCGGCGCGAGTCGATCGGCTGCCAGCTGGCCCGCCTGAAGTTCAACCCCGGCATGCGCTGGGTTGACATTGTGAGCTTCGACAACGACGCCGACGACGAGGACGAAGACCGAGATGTGCGCTGGATCTACCTCAACAAGTTGATGGAGTGGGGGCTGCCCGCCGACGAGGGCCTGCTTGCCGCCATCAATAGGCTGTTCGTCCGCGACTGGCTCCTGGCCAACTTTCCCGCCTACGCCTGCACCGAGGTGGCGGCATGAAGATGAATTTTTCCAGGGTCACGCGGCCGGGCCGAGCGGGAATATCCATGAGCCTCGGAGAGCTTGACGAGCATTTCAAGCTGAAGCCGGGCACCTGCTTTGGCAGCATCGTCAGGCCGGCCGAGGGGCTCGCCCCACCCAAGGCATCCAACTTGAACGCTTCGTCCGGCAAGAACCTGTACCGCGTCGGCGAGTTCCGCCAATATCTTCAACTTCGAGGAAAACTGCAATGACCATGAACCCCTTCAAGAAACCCGACATCGCCCGCGTCCTGCAAGACCAGATCTACGAGGCGCAGCGAGCACTGATCGACGCCGCGGCGAGCACCGAGATGGCCCGCGCCCACCTTGAGCGGGCCCGTGCCAGTCAACTCTACTGCGAGACCCGCCTGACCACCCTGCGAGCCATGACCAAGCCCTGCCACGTGCTGGGCGCACTTTCATCACTGGAGTCAACATGAACACGATCAAATTTTCCCTGCTCGCCACTGCGCTGGCCTTCGCCTTTTCCGCGCAGGCCGCACGCCCGTCTGCAGAGCTTCGCAAGACCTGCGCAGATCTGGGCGAGATAGCCACACAGCTTGCCGGCTTCAACCGAAGAGGCGTACCCATCGGCCAGGCTGTACGCCTCGTTCAGGGCGGCCCATCGATACTGCTCGACCTTGTCCAAGATGCCTACGCTTTGCCGATCAACCCCAACCCAACCCTCGACGCGAGAGCCGTGGGGAAGTTTGGGTAAGCTGCGGAAATCCTGGGCTTGAGGGGGCGCTGATCAGCTCCAAGAAGTCCACCCGACCACCTACATCTGAAAGCTGAACATGAAGACCAAATTCACCGTCGTGCTGATGCGCCCCGACTACCGCGCTGACCCGTACGGCCAGGACTGCTACGTCGCACGTGTCGAAGCTGTGAACGCCTACCGCGCTCGTGAGGAAGCCCAGAAAGAGGCGTGGAAGTACGACAACAAGGACCTTGGCGAGACGAGTGGCTTCTCCGACGACTACCACTCGCTCCTCGTTTTCGAGGGGCACCAGGAAGTGAAGCTGTTCGGCTTCCAGGCCTGACCCAGACTAACCCCAGGCCGAAAGGCCATCAACCCGCCTCGATTGAGGCAACTTTCGGAGTCCAACTATGGCAAAACTCGCCAGGAATTACCACGCCCAACTGACCCTGAAGTCGGCCAACGCCAAGACCGGCCCAATACCCGTCAGCGTCACCGCCAGCGACAGCTGCCCGCCGTCCTGCTCCTTCATGGGCAACGGCTGCTACGCCGAGTCCGGCCCACTTGCCCTGCACTGGGCCAAGGTCAACACCGGTGAGCGCGGCATGCCGTGGCAGATGTTCTGCGACGCCATCGACACGCTGCCGGCCAACCAGCTGTGGCGCCACAACGCCGCTGGCGACCTGCCCGGGCACGACAACGTGATCGACGGCGTGGCGCTCGGCATGCTGGTCAAGGCCAACGCCGGCAAGCGCGGCTTCACCTACACCCACTACCCACCCACGCCGGGCAACGTCAGCGCCGTGGCCATGGCCAACGCTGCCGGCTTCACCGTCAACTTCTCCGCCGACTCGGCAAGTGAGGCTGACGCGCTGTGCGACCTGGGCGTGGGCCCGGTCGTCTGTGTGCTCCCCAGCACCCAGACAACGAACAGCAAGACGCCCGCCGGACGCAAGGTGGTGGTGTGCCCCGCCACCGTCCGAGACGACACCAGCTGCGCCGACTGCGGCCTGTGCCAAGTGCAGCGAGACACCGTGATCGGCTTCCCCGCCCACGGCAGCAGCTACCGCCGGGTCGACATCCGCCTGCTTTCCAAAACCCGCGTCGCCTGACGCATCGCCTGCCCCGATTGGGGCATTTTCAGGAGTTCAACATGGCCAACAAATCAATCAGTCACAAGGCAGACGTCATCGACAGCCGCAACGTCATCGCCCGCATCGACGATTTGGGGGGTTCCTTTCAGGACGCCTACGACACCTTCGTCGAGGAGTACACCGGCCCAGGCGAGGCACTCCCTGACTTCGATGACTGGCTCACCGAGATCAGCCAAGCCGACGACCACATCGACCAGGACGACGCCATCGAGCTGATCGAGCTGCGCAAGCTGGCCACCCAGTGCGAGAGCTACGGCAGCTGGAGCAGCGGCGAGGAGTTGATCCGCCGCCGCCACTTCGTCCGGTACATCAAGGAGTGGTCCAGGAGCGTCAACGCTGTCTCTGACAACGACGACTGGCTCTACAACCACATCGACTGGGACGCCGCCGCCGCAGAGCGTGAGGCCGACTACATGGAGGCCACCTTCAAAGGCAAGACGTTCCTGATGCGCGCTTGACACCCACCCCCAAACCACATAACACCCAACCCGCCCCGACTGGGGCATTCCAGGAGTCCAACATGATTTCCATCGAAACCCGCGACTACACCGGCGTCACCAGCGAGCAAGTCATCGCCGAGATGCTCAAGGAGAACACGGGAAGCGCCCTGTGCGACAGCGGCGGGGCTTACGGCCGCAACTGGTCGCGCAACGCCGGCCGCGACTTCGCCACCGACCCCAAGTGCACCACGCGCTGGGACGTGATCGAGACCGCCAAGGCGTCCCGCGTCAGCGTCTCCTCCACTGTAAGCCTCTACCACTGGATGGTCGCCCACCTGGAGTTCGACGCCGAGCTGCAGCAGGATCTCGACACTTTCATGGCCGAGGAAGGGCTTGGGGACCTGGAGGCCGCCGACAACTTCGCCCAGCACCTGTTCGATGCCGAGCGGCTGGCCAGCGAGCCCTACTGCGTCAACACCTCCAACCCCGTAGACGACGTCAACCTCTCGCAAGTCTTGCAGTTCCACGTCATCACCATCGACGGCGACTACGAGCCCACGCACCTGATCCTGACGGTGCACGGCGGCTGCGACGTGCGCGACGGCTACACCGACCCCAAGTGCTTCCGGCTGCGCACCGAGTACGACGAGGCGATGAGCAACGCCAGGGCCAGCTACCTGGTCGCCGGGGAAGATGGCTGGCACATCCCGGACGGTTGCTGGCGCGACATCGAGCGCTCCGAGCAGAACGCCACCGCTCACAGGAACCCGCTCGACCTGCCCGCCTACACCCCGCACAGCCTGATGCAGCGCGCCGAGGAAGAGTGGGACGTGCCCGAGGCACTGCAGGACCTGAAAGACATGCACGAGGCGATCTACCGGGGCGACCTCCAACTCAACCGCCTGAAGGCGCAGGCCACCCGCAACCAACCCGAGGAGACGCTGCTTGAGCATCTGCAGGCTGGGCGCGACGAGATGAGGGAGAAGGTCTTCGAGGCCGTCGCCGAACTCTCCGAGGAACTTGCCGAGGACTTCATCTACGTCGAGGCCGGGCGCGCCTGGCTGGTGGTCGACGGATCTGCTGACGAGCTCAAGGTTGAAGTGAGCTTCTGACCGGCCTGCGGCCACAACTGAAACTGCAACTGAAACTGAAACAGGACAACAACACATGCGTCAGACAAACTTTTTTCGGGTAGAGCGCTCCGGTGGCCAGTGGGCCATCACCGACCCAGATGTGGGCGGGCCAGCAGTGCTCGTGGATGCGGCCGTCGTGGCCGCCACCGAAATTGGGCGAGATTACGTCGAGGGTTTTTTGGTGGGGGTTCACGGTGTGAACCAAGCCGATGTCGAAGGTGCCCCGCAGTGGGCCCTGCGCGCCATCGGCATCTCTGCCCATCTGGCCGGCTTTGCCGCGCCGCGCGGCACCCGCCGCGTGCAACTGACGCAGGACGGTCGCATTGACCGAGACATCAGATGACCGATTGGCTGAAGGACGGACCTCTGCACGAGGCAGGGGGCTTCAGCGTTGCCCGAGGCGGTGTGCAGATCCTCCTCGGCTACACGATCTCCAAGAGCGGACCTGTCCAGCTCTATGCGATCGAGAAGATGGGAGACCTGGCTCCCCGCATCTGGCTGAGCAGGTGGACCACGCGAGAGAGCGCGGTCCGAGACGCAGAAGACATGGTCTGCGTGATCGAGGAGTACCTCGACCAGATCAACGCACCCGTCCGCCCAGACGAAAACCTGGGACTGGACGATTTCATCGAACACCTTTCACTGAGAATTTCAAATGGACTTCACTGACCGCTTTCACGACACACTGGCCCGCCTCGCTGACACGCCCGGCAAGAAGGACAAGGAGGCCATCGTCTCGGGCATGAGCCTGGGCGAGATCTCCTTCGTGGCGTATGCCTTGGACCCCACCAAGCCCTTCTACATCGCCAAGCTCCCGCTGCCGGAGTGGGTACTGGACGGGCGCGGTCTGGACATGGTGCTGGACATGGGGCTGCTGCGTGCACTGACCGAACGGACGATCACAGGCAACGCTGCCCTGCTGCGCATCGCTGAGCACTTCAGCCAACTCAACTGGAAGGCCGCGTCGATCTTGCACCGCTGCATCCTGAAGGACCTGCGCTGCGGCGTCGGCGCCGGCACCATCAACCGCGTGCACCCCGGAGCCGTGCCAGACTTCGCCTACATGCGCTGCTCCCTGCCCAAGGACGCCAAGCTTGACCAGTGGCCCTGGGCCCAAGGCGTGTTCAGCCAGCTCAAAGCAGACGGCATGTTCGCCCGGATCCGGGTCGAGAACGGCGCCGCCCAGATTACCTCGCGCCAGGGTCTCACCTTTCCACGCGGAGCGCTGGCCGACATCGAGCGCGCCGCGCTGGAGCTGTTCCCCGACGGCGGCGTTGAACTGCACGGCGAACTCACCATCAGGCAAGACGGCAAGCTGATGCACCGGAAGGACAGCAACGGTATCCTGAACAGCATGCAAGACGGCGGTGGGCTTCCCGAGGCCTGTACCGTCATGTACGACGCCTGGGACTTGGTGCCGGCACGCCTTGCAGTGCCCGGCGGCCGAGACGAGACGCCCTATGTCAAGCGCTTCGCCGCGCTGCTCGACGTGGTGCGCAGCAGGCTCCAGGCCGTCATCGACGTCATCGAATACCGGATGGTGTACTCCCGCGCCGAGGCAGCGCAACACTTCAGCGAGACCTTGGCCAAGGGCCTGGAGGGCACCGTGGTCAAGCACTCCGGCATGCCCTGGTTTGACGGCGATAGCAAATTTCAAGTGAAGTACAAGGTCGAGTTCGAGGTCGACCTGAAGATCACAGGCTTCAACCCTGGCGAGCCGGGCAAGCGCACCGAGGCCACGTTCGGCAGCCTCATCTGCGAGAGCGCCTGCGGCACGCTGCAGGTAGGCGTGAGCGGACTCAAGCGGGAGATGGAGACCTACCTCCACGAGAACCGAGCCCTTGTCACCGGTGGCGTCATCACGGTGCGCGCCAACGACATCGTCATGCCCTCTGACAGCAGCACACTCTACGCCCTGTCCCACCCGCGGTTCGTCGAGCTGCGGCGCGACAAGGGCGAGGCAGACACCCTGCCCCACATCATCAACCAACTGGAAGCGGCGAGAGCCGGGAAAGCGACAACGTGATCATCAATTACTCACCACACACCCACGACGACTACGGCTGGACGCGCAAGAGCCACCTGCTCATGGATCCACCGGTCTGGAACCTTGGCTGGCTGTCCTGGGACTTCACCCAGGGCCCGCACCCAGACCACAATTTCAGCGTCGTCTGCTACCACTCAGCCAACCACCAGCTTGACGGCGGCGGGCGCGTCGCCCCCGGCATGGTGCCGGATCACAAGCTGGTGCGCAGCCTGATGGCGCTTGCGCCCCAGGCCATGCTGCAGCGCCTGGTGCGCAGTCCGGCGTTCCCCAAGCTCGAGCTGTACCAGGCCTACGGGCCAGGCTGGGTGTCGAGCTTCATGGCGCGCTCGATGACGTGGCAAGACCCAAGAATCGACCACAACAGGGACGATGTGCGGGATACTTCGCAAGCCCTGGCGCTGTTGTCCAGGTTTTGAGTCCAAGGAGATCACCAATGGCAACCCTGAATCGAGCCCAGGCCAAGCGCCTGGTTGATGCCGGTGCTGCAACGCAGTTCACCGTCAACTACAACGCCGAGAACAACACCACCTACGGCGTGCTGAACAACATTGGCTCGGGCAAAGCAGACCTGCATCGGGTCGACCACTACCCGATCGGCACAGGCGACCTGCGGGGCGAAGTGCCTGAGACGACACCAACATTTGACCGAACCTGAAAGAACCGCATGAACAAAGAGCTTGCCCTCGCCGTCGCTGCTGAGACCGGGGACGACCCCGACAAGGTCGAGGCCGTGGTCCGTGCCCACCAGAACAACTACCCCGGCTCCTGGCGGGACTGGGAGATGGCCGAGAAAGTGCCCAGCATGGTCAAGCTGATGCGCACTGCGCGGGACGCCAAAGAGACATCACCCGAGCGCATCGCCCGACTCGACTGGTAAACCCAACCCCATCCCGTCAACTGGCGGATCTACCCCTCTCCCGAAGTACAAAACCATGACGCCATACGAGCAAGCCAGGGAGCGATTTAATTTCCCCTTTCCCCTGCGCCCCTACCAAATCGACTCCGTCAACCAGCTGTGCGAAAACCCCCTCGCCGGCTACTACTGGGAGCCCGGCGCGGGCAAAACCTCCGGCGCCACCCACCAAGCCCTGTACGAAATCATCCGAGGCAACGCCGGTTGCTGGGTCATCGTGGTGCCCCCGATCCTGATCCCGCAGTGGGCCACCTGGATCCGTAAGGTCACCGACAAGACCACCGGCAAAGCGCTCACCGCCGTCGAGTACAAAGGCACCCCCAAGCAACGGACTGCGCTCGACCTGAACGTCGACGTCGTTGTGCTCTCGTACCAGGTCTTCAAGCTCGACTTCGAGTCGCTGTGGGAGCGCATCAAACCGCGCCGCCCGGGCTTGATCTGCGACGAGGCCACCGCCATCAAGAACATCACCACCGACACGCACCGTGCGGTGGCCCTGTTCGCCGAGGGTGCACCGCTCCTGCTGCTCACCGGCACACCACTGAACAAGCCGGGCGACGCCTACGGCTACATGAAGTTGATCGCACCGGGCCTGTACCGCAACCAGCGCATGTTCGACCGCATGCACATCGAGGAGACCGACGAGTACAACAAGGTCATCAAGTGGGCCAACCTTGACATCCTCGAGCGCAACATGAAGGTGAACTCGCACCGCATCCTGATCCGTGAGCATGTCAAAGACATGCCACCGGTGCAGTTCACCCCGATCGTCTACGACCTTGAGAAAGAGCACCTGAAGCTCTACCAGCGCATCGCCGAGGAGCGCCTGCTGCAGGCCGAGGACGGCAGCGGCTACATCGACGCCATCAGCAGCAGCAAGCTGCGCGCCGCGCTGCAGCAGGTCATCCTCAACTGGGGGCACTTCGCTGACGACCCGAGCAAGGAGCCCGCCGCGCTCGAGCTGATTTACCAGACGCTGGACGAGATCGCCGAGCGCAAGCTGGTGGTCGTGGCGAACTTTCGCCGCTCCAACGCCTACCTGCTTGAGAAGCTCGGGCCAACCTACGGCGCCGTGGCCATCTACGGTGACGTGAGCCCAAAGGGCAAGCAACTTGCGCTGAAGAAATTCACCGAGTCCGATGCCTGCCGAGTCATCATTTTGCACCCCGAGAGCGCCGGCTTCGGTGTCGACGGACTGCAGCACGTTTGTCACGACATGCTGGTGGTCGAGGCGCCAACAACGCCCACACCGTTCAACCAGGTGGTCGCGCGTTTGGATCGGGACGGCCAGAAAAGTTCCGTAAACTGCCGGGTCGCAATCGCTCGCAGTACCGTGCAGGCCCGGATGTTCCGGGGTCTTTTGGAGAAGGACGCTCTGGTCAACTCAGTGCAGGGTTCCTTTCAGGATCTGCGCGATGCGATCTTTGGAGACTGATCATGGCAAAGACCTTTTTAGACGACAAGGAAAGTTTCCAGGCCATCGTCGAGCAGTTGCCCGACGACGAGTTGGAGATCTACCGAAGCATGGGGGCGCTGACCCTTACCAGCGTTTTCCCCAACCGCGTGTTGGTCATTTACACATTGCGAGGAAGTAAACCCACAAACATCGAACTCATCACGATCGGCGACATCGGCATCACCAGGAGGGGTGGCCCCACACTGGAGATGTCGGCCCCAGGCAAGCACCTAGAGCTTGGCGTGCTGCCTCAGCGCTGGTTTGGTCGAGACCTGTTTTTTCAGGTGCCTCAAAACTTCACACTGAGGTGGCTTGGAAAAAGAACTGCACAAGACGGGCCGATGGGAGTACACTTTGCCGCCTCGTCTGCTGTGTTGGTTCGCTCAAGGAGCCGCCCACACATGAAGATGGAGGGTGAGACCTACTCTGAGACCCTTAACGAGTTCAGAGAAAAGTACCCGGGGGATACACCCCGGTACTGAGTTTCAGCGATAGAGCCCCACAGAGGGCAGCCAATAAAAATAAGAACAGGCTGTATGACAATTTCCAATTTGGGCGCCCTCGGCGCCTCTTTCTCGACGCCCCGCACACCTGATGCGAGCACAAACCCAACCACGCACTTGAGCACCGGCTACGCCGGCGATCACCAGCTGCGCCTGAACATCGGGAACCCCCTCGCGGGAGACTCCCACACGGCCCCCGCGGCCTCCAAGCGACAACTCCACATCGGCTGCACCATTTAAGGGGCACGCATGACGACACCGACATCAACCTTCTGGTTCCAGAGGGCTGGCGGCGAGGACGCGTGGCTGGAAGCCCCTGCGTCCCTTCGTTCCCAGGTTCTCAACGACACAAAGCCCGCATTCACCACCATCCTCGACGCCTTCAGTTCCCCAGACGAAAGCTGGGGCCGCGACGACTTCGCGGCCATGCGCTACATCGGACCGATGTACTTTGACTTCGACGCTGAAGACATTGCGGACACCATCACAGCCCTCGGCGAATTTCTCGACAAGCTCGAAGGCTTCGGCGTCAACCTTGACGCGCTGAGGCTCTACGCCACCGGCGGACGTGGGTTTCACATCGAAATCCCCATGCCAGTGTTCGTGGCCAAGGCCCCGCGCAACGGCGTGCTGGGCATGCCTTACGTCTTCAAGGAAATCGCCTACGAGCTGGTCGTCGACACGCTGGACTTGCGGGTCTACACGGGTCGCAAGGGCCGCATGTGGCGCACCCCCGGCATTGAGCGCAGCAACGGCTTGTACAAGGTGCCGCTGACCACGGCGCAGGCCCGGGCGATGACGCCCGAGCTGTACGCCGAGCTGTGCGCCGCGCCGATCGCCGAGCCCAAGCGGGCTGACCCGACGCTCAACCCGACCCTGGCCGCGATGTTCCTCAAGGCCGAGAGCAAGGTAGCCGAGGCTGGCAAGCGCCGAGCCAAAGCTGGCGGCGCCGACGAAGCGCTGCTCGCCAAGTTCAAAGGCCAATGGCCTGACACCGTCAAGATGATCATGGCCGGCGAGGGCCTGCTCGACAACGTGGGCTTTCACAAGATCGCCATGCAGTTGGCGATCACCGCCAACGCTCTGGGCAAGACGGCCGACCAGCTTGTCGAAGAAAGCCGGGACCTCTGCAAGAACTACTCCGGCGACTCCGGGCGCTACGGCTCACCCCGCAAGCGCAAGGAGGAACTGCGGCGGATGTGGGATTACACCCACGACAACTTTGTCTACAGCTACTCCCGTGGCGGGCTGCGCGCGCTGCTCGGGCCCGACACACCCTCCAGCGACCTCGACGGCGTCAGCGGCGCCGCGGTCAACCTGGGCAGCGTGCCGAGTTCCGACGACCTCGACGCAGACGTCGACGCTGAGACAGAAGCCGAGATCAGCTCAGCCCAAAACTCGCTGCTCGAGGGTTTGATGATCACCCGCACCGGCGTTCACAAGCGTACCGCTGAAGGTGTTCGCACCATCAGCAACATCGCTTTTGCTTCGCCCACACAACTGCTCGACCCCGAGGACAACACAGTGCTCGGCATCACCGCCGACGTCCTGTCCGACGGCGTGCGCCAGGGCCGCATCACGCTGGCCGGGCGCGCGTTCACCAGCCGCGCCAACCTGAGTGCTTGGTGCGCCAACTACGGCGGAGTCTTCTCAGGCTCCGATACCCAGGCCGGCGTGGTGCAGCTGTTGCTGTCCCGCGATGCCAAAGAAAAAGGACGTGTCATGTATGCACTTCGCAAAGAGGGCCTGGACGTCGTCCAGAACCCCTTGATCCCTGACCGCAGCGTGTTCGACGTTGTCTTCGTCCACCGCGACCGCGTCGTGTGCGACAACAGCGCCGCGCAGTATGTGTTCCAACCATTGGTTGCCGATGGCGCGCTGTTCCTCTCCGACGTGCACAACGCGCCGGAGATCACACGCACCGAGGAGACCGAGGCGTTCATCCACAACCTGCTTGACATGAACGACCCCTCGGTCGTCGCCCCCATGCTCGGGTGGTTCGTGAGCTGCTTTCACAAGCAGTTCTACCAGCGCGCGTTCAGCCAGTTTCCACTGCTGCACCCCAACGGCCCGGCCGGCAGCGGCAAGACTCTGACAGCGATGCTGATGGCGCGCTTGTTCTTCTTGAAGAACCCGGTGGCGATGAAGTCCTGTGCTTCGCACACCACCACCGACTTCTCGCTCAAGTCGTTCCTGACCGGATCGGCCTCGCCACCGGTGCTGCTCGACGAGTACAAGCCCAGCGAGCTGATCCAAAAGCGGGTCGACCTGTTGCTGCAGTCGTTCCGGTTGGCCTACAACCAGGGATCAGGTTCGTCGGGCGGCATGTCTCGCGGCGGGGCCACAAGCTCCTTTCGCGAGGTGGCCGACTACACCTACTCGACACCGGTGTGCTTCATGGCCGAGAGCCAGGAGACGCAGACCGCGATCGTGCAGCGCTGCGTGCCGGTGTCGTTCAACCAGGTCATGTCCAACGAGCACACGGCGCAGTTCAACGCCGTGAGTGACAAGGCCCACCTCATGGCCAGCCTGGGGCGCCTGATCCTGCGCTACTCCTACAGCGAGACGGTCGAGTCGCGCCACAGGGCGCTCTCCCCGGTGATCGACGCCCTGACCAAGACGCTGGATGCCAACGTCCACCCGCGCCAGATCTACAACTTGGCCGTGGTCACCGAGGGCATCAACTACCTCGAGCGCGTCCTGAAGCCGGTGTTTGGCGAGGCGTTCACCGCCCGGTTCGAGACCCTGCGCACCGCTCTGTTCGAGCACCGCATGGAGATCAGCTCGGGCGTCATGTCCGAGGCCGCCAAGACGATGAACGACATCGCCTTGATCTCGCGCTCCGAGGACTTCGACAGCGAGTTCGCGATCCGCGAGGGTCACGAATACATCATCACCGACGGGCACATCGACATGCTGATGCGCGAGACGTTCGTGAAGTATTTCTCCTGGTGCAAGCGCAAGGGCTTTCCACCGTTTTACCAATCCGTTGAGTCTTTTAGCGTGGCGATGAACAAGTTCCCGCCCACCAAAGACCGCACCTGTTTGACCTCTCCGCTTCGCAAGAGCGGGAAGTCAAAGATCTTCCGATTTAGCCTTGCCGGGCTGGGTTTGGAAGGAGTTGATGAGTTCAAGACGAAGGGGTGAGACCCGTAGCTGAACTCGATTTTTGTCACTGAAACTGAAAACCTAGGAACTCTATCATGGCTCTCAAGAAGTCCACCACCGCCGCAGCCAACACGTTCGCCGACAAGTTCGAGGACGACAGCGCTGCGGTCACCGCCACCACCTCCGCACCTTGGGGTGACGAGACCGGCGCCGCAGACAGCGGAGCAGACAGCGGCGCAGACAACACCACAGCAGCCAAGGTCGAAGCCACCACCGCTGTGGCCAAGGCGTCCGCCACCTCGGTGAGCGTCAGCGACGCCGCCTCCCGAGCCAAGGGCTTCCAGAAAGAGGTCGAGGCGATGAAAGGCGCCGCCGACTTCTCCTGGGGCACACACCGTGTGTTCAAGGCCAAGGACGGCGCGATCAAGGAGATGAAGAACGCCAAGCTCAAGCTGGGCCGCTGGGTCAAGGTGATGATGTTGGCGTGGGACACCCGCATCGAGATCTCCCCGGGCGAAGACGGCAAGGGTGCTGAAGACTTTGTCGCCTACTCCAAGGACGGCAAGACCATCGACTACGTCCAGGGTGCCGAGCAGGCCAAGTTCCTTGGCACCTCGGTCGACGCCTACGTCCAGTACCTCAAGAACGAGGAAGACTTCGAGCGAGCCAGCAAGCGTGACTTCATCGACGTGCAGTGCGCGGTGCTGGACTGCGAAGACCAGCCCGACTTCCACGAGATCATCCAGATCACCTTGAGCTCGTCGAGCATCCCGGCGTTCAAGAGCTACCAGAGCGATCTCAACGCCAAGGCCAAGTGCGTGGCGATGGGCCTGCCTGGCTTCAGCGTGCCAGAGAACCCGTTCGAGTTCTTCTTCATCCGCGAGGACGCGGAGAACAAGAAGAGCCAGACCTGGACCAAGCTGGTCATCAAGTCCAGCCTGCCAGCCAAGATCTGATGCACAGGCCGCCCTTCGGGGCGGTCTTTTTGGACCCCACCATGAACTACATGATTGCCGACACCGAAACGACAGGTGTGAGCGATGAGGCGTCGGCCTGCGAGATCGGCTGGATCACCATCGACGAGGACTTCAACATCCTCACCGAGGTCCAGTCGATCATCGACCCCGAACAGGTCATTGGCGCGGGCGCCTCGGCCGTCCACGGCCTTGTCTGGGAAGACTGTCTAGCCTACCCCACGATCGAGGAGTTCTTCTCCGTCGACGACCCCAGCTGCTACGGCAAGAAGGTCGAGGAGCCCACCGTCCTGATCGGCCATCGCATCAGCTTTGATCGCCGGTTCCTTGGGGCCTACATCCCGAACATCGTGCAGGAGCTGTGCACCCTTCGCTGGGTGCGCAACCTCTACCCCGACATGGACAACCACCAGTTGGGCACCACGATTTTCGCGCTGAACCTGCCGCGCTCCACCGGCGCGCACCGGGTGATGGGCGACATCATGTCGTCCTACCACCTGCTCAAGCACGTTGCCGAGCGCACAGGGCTCACGCTCCCAGAGCTTGCCGAGGCGTCTGCCCAGCCCATGTGGATCACCCGCATGCCGTTCGGCAAGCACAAGGGTGAGCCGATGGCGGACGTGCCCCGCAGCTACCTCGGCTGGATGCAGCGCTCGATGGACCTCGACCAAGACCTCGCCCACACCATCAAAACCATACTGAATAAATAACATGACCACCGACACTCTGCCCCCCTACAAAGAATTCGTTCGCGGCCTGTTCAACCGCTCCGGCTCGCCCGCCCAAGACTTTGCCCACGCCGTGCTGGGCCTGAGCACCGAGGTCTACGAGCTCGACAACGCCACCAGCTACACCAACAGCATCGAGGAGCTCGGTGACCTGGCCTTCTACGACCAGGCCCTGGAGATCGTTGTCGCCGACGCCTTCGGCATTGACGTCAACTCCCTGCCGGTCCGCACCCTGGGCGAGATGCTCGCAGCCAACCCCAACTGGGACACCGAGCGGGCCCTGGCCGGCGACGGCCTGATCGCCATGGACATCCGCACCTTCTGCATCTGCGAGATGCAGGACACCGCCAAGCGTTGGATCGGCTACGGCAAGGCGCCCTCCCCCGAGAAAGCTGCTGAGACCCTGGCCATGGCCGTGGCAGCGTTCGATCTGAGCGCCCACTTGGTGAGCGGCGCGGAGATCGGAAGCCCTGAGTGCAGGCTGGTCGCAGACCTTGCCGTGCGTGCCAACTTCGACAAGTTGCGGGCCCGCTACAAGGGCAGCAAGTTCTCGCAGGAAGCCGCGCTGAACCGCGACCTCGACGCTGAACTGAAGGTTCTCGATGAAGCTGTGGCTGCCACCAGCTGACATCGCCAGGGTGCTGCGCATCGTTGCGCAACACCTTGACCGAGCAGGCCTGCCTGCCGACCTGGCCCACACAGGCTGGGTGGGCGGCGCGCCTGTCACCCTGCCCGGCTTCAGCTTGCTTGAGCCGGTGGGCGGCGTCTGGCCCCTGAGCTGGTTCGTGCCCGAGAGCACCAACCTGGCCCAGGCCAAGTCGCTGTACGAGGCCTACTCAGCGATCCGCCTGACCAAGACCCGCCCCAAGTCCCAGGTGCTGGCCGAGGGCATCGAGCAGGCCGCGCTGCGCCGGCTGCTTGACCGCAAGCCCAAGCTGTTCACCGACTGGTTCGAGACCGCCGCGATTCTCATCGCGCTGATCGCGATGTTCTCCGAGCGCGAGGTGACTTTCGGCGCGCAGGGTGTGCTGCGCCTGGTGTGCGACAGCGGCACCTTCCGCGCCAGCTCGACCAAGATGTGGTCCAACGACAGGTACCTCCGCGCGCAGGTCGGCCACGCCGCCACCGACTTCGATCTGGCGGCCCTGACGATCGACCCTCTGGTCACCGACCACCCCCTGGCTGTGACCCTGGTGCGCGTTGGCGCGCCGGTGGCGTCGTTGCTTGCTGCCCATGTGGCCATCGCCCAGCAGGGCATGGAGCGGGGCCACTGGCTGAGACCCAGGGCCGTCGCCCCGCGCGACACCACAGCGCCCAGGCCGCGCGGGCGCCCCCGCGTTGAGCGCCAAGTCACCAAGGACATGGCGCAGGAGGCCCACTGGTTTGTGAACCACAACCGCAAGGGCGTGGGCGAAGAACTTGCGCGCATCCTGGTGCCCAAGGGCGTATCCAAGAACACCCTGGCCCGCCTGCTCGGGCCTTACGCCTACAACCTCCTGCCTCTGACCCCGGTTCTCCAGGCGAAGGTCAAGTTGTGGCTTGCGGACTACCTGTGATGCAGACCCGCCTGCAGTCCTTCATCGAGCAGCTGCTGAACATCGGCAGCGGCTTCCTCGTCTCCCTGCTTGTCTGGGAGTTCGTCGTCAAACCCATCTGGAACATTCAAACCAGCCACGCAGAGAACCTTCAAATCACCCTTCTGTTCACTGTCGTGAGCATCGCACGCAGCTACGCGTGGCGCAGAGTTTTCAATCACCGGCTCAATAAAAACAACAAGAAAGCAAGCCATGAAAAGACTGATCGGAGTTGCGGGTAAAGCCCGCAGCGGCAAGGACGAGTTCACCCGCGGGCTCGTGGCCCAGGGCTACACCCGTGGCGCGTTTGCAGATGCGCTGAAGCAGGTCACCGCACTCATCGCCGATGAGCCGCTGGTCAACTTCACCGACGACGTGCTGAAGGAGGGCTACTGCCCCTCCCTCAAGATGACGAGGCGTGCCGCGCTGCAGAAGGTCGGCGCCGGTGGGCGCGAGATCCTGCACGACGGCATCTGGGCCGACCGCCTGCTTGCCCAGGCGGCCCAGCACGATCACTTCGCCATCAGCGACGTGCGCTTCCCCAACGAGGCCCGGGCCATCCGCGCTCTGGGCGGCATCGTGGTGTTGATCGAGCGCCCCGACAACGTCGGCCTCACCGGCGAGGCCGCGCAGCATGTCTCGGAGCGGCCCCTGCCCCCGGAGCTGATTGACCTTCTGGTCACCAACCACGGCACTGTCGGCGACCTCCACGAGGAGGCCAGGCTGATAGCAGGCCGGCTGGAGCTGCGCACCCCATGAGCGAAGCCGACGACCTTGACCGCGCCGCCGAGCTCACGCAGCGCACCAACGACGCCCACGTCCACCGCGCCATGCAAAAGGCCAGGCCCGAGCAGGTACAGCGCGCCGATGGCACGTGGCCCCACCCCGAGTGTGTGGACTGCGACGCCGTGATCCCGCTGGGGCGCTTGAAGCTGGGGCGCATTCGCTGCGTGCACTGCCAGGAGGCCATCGAGCGAGGCCGGCGCGGGAGGGTGGCATGAGTACGATCGCAGCCCTCTACGTTGAGCCTGATGGTGCTTACTTTGGCCTGCCGGGGGTAGACCCCTGGGACGAGGCGAGGGACGCCCGGACCTACTCAGGCCCACACCCGGTTGTCGCGCACCCGCCCTGCCAGCGGTGGGGCAAATACTGGCACGGCGCGCCACGCAAACCCCACCAGTACCGCAAGGGCGAAGACGGCGGCTGCTTCGGCGCCGCGCTGACAGCCGTTCGCAACTACGGGGGCGTTCTTGAGCACCCCGCTGACTCCCATGCCTGGGGCTGGTTTGGTCTGGCAAAGCCGCCGAGGGCCGGGGGTTGGGTCAGGGCCGACGAGCACGGCGGCTGGACCTGTCACGTCGAGCAGGGGCACTACGGACACCTTGCCCGCAAAGCCACGTGGCTGTATTCGGTCGACACCGAGCGCCCGGATCTGATCTGGGGGCCTGGGAAGCAGCGCATCCACCCGGTGGCCCTGGCCAAGTACGGCTACGAGAAAGCCCTGCGCATCGGGATGATGGCCATGGTGGGCGGCAAGGACAAGACCCGAATCCGAAACACCACCCCGGCCGGGTTCCGGGACATCCTGGTCGAACTGGCGAGAGGGCCTACCCAATGACTCCCACCCCCAGAAAGCAGCAGGCCCTCAAGGCCGATCGCATGCTGAGCGCGCTGCTGCGCACCCCCAAGACAAGGGCGGGCCTGATCGCCGCCGTCACCGGCAAGAGCGTGAGCCGCCACTTCGTCTTCGGGTGGTTGGCGCAGAGGGTCGCATCGGGAGAGGTCGCGGTGCACAAAAGCTCGCGCACCCCAACCTACCAACTCAGCACGTTCCTGAGCGTCGAGCCCACAGCAGAGGGCAGCTACCCGGCGTGGCTTGAGCCACGCACCCTGCCCTATGCCGGGCAGCGCCGCGTGTTCACCGCCGGCACCCAAGTCAACATGAAAGAGGAACAGAAATGCGATTGATCATAGATGCCAACAGTTTGCTCAATGAGGCCCTGCTCAGGGGCGAGGACAAAGAGTTCGGCCGCGTCATCACCGGCGCGGACGGCAAGCAGGTCCAGGTCAACAGCGCCGGCTACGGCTTCGAAGGTTTCTTCGACAAGTACGTCGCGGCGTTGGGGGAGTTCGGCCTGCAGCCCATCAACACCATCGTCGTGTGGGACGGCGCCAACGCCAAGCAGATGCGCCGCAACTACCTGGCAGGCTACAAGCTGGGGCGCGACAAGGCGCCCGAGGTCAGCGAGCAGCTGAACCTTGCCCGTGACATGGTCACCAAAGCCCTGTACCACCTCGGCGCCACCGTGGTGCAGCAGCCACGCATGGAGGCAGACGACGTGATCGGCTACCTTTGCCGGCACCTGCGAGGCGAGCGCAACACCGTCGTCACTTCCGACGGCGATCTGTGCGTGCTGCACGACGACAACACCGACGTCTGGCGCCTGAAGGAGCTGAACAAGAACCCGTGCGGCCCGTTCCCCCACCGCTACATCACCCACTACAAGGCCCTGGTCGGTGACACCTCCGACAAGATCCCGGGCGCCAAGGGCTTCGGCGACGCAGCCTTCATCCAGTTCGTCGCCACCTTCGGCCTGGAGGGCCTGGACGAGATGCAGCGCATGATCGAGGCAGGCACCCTGCACGAGCTTGCCGAGAGCCTGGCGGACATGCCCAAGCTGAGGACGGTGCTGGAGAACAAAGACACCGTCACCGCATCCTGGGTCGTGGCCCGCCTGCACATCGACGAGGTCAACACGATGCGCGCGCCGCTGCAGATCACGCCCGGCATGGTGACGCAGTGGGCCGACGTGCCAGAAGAACTGCGGGTGCACGACCTGCGCATGAAGTACGGCACCAAGACCCTGGTCACCGCGTCCAACTACGAGGTCGTGGTGGCCCGCCTGCCCAAGGGCATCCACGCCGCGCCCTTTGTCGCGCTGGACATCGAGACCGCCGAGGGCGAGGAGTCCGACGAGTGGATCGACCGCATGAAGGCCGCCACCGAGTCCGATCGTGAGCGCATCGATGTGCTGGGCCACGAGCTGTGCGGCATGTCGCTCACCTTCGGCGACAACCTGCAGCACACGGTCTACATGGCCGTGAACCACAAGGACAGCGACAACATCACGGTCGACCAGTGCCGCGCCGTGGTCGAGCTGATCCCCCAGACCAAGCACATCGTCATCCAGAACCGCAACTTCGAGTTCTCGGTGTTGTACCGCACCTGGGGTGACAAGTGGGCCGACAACGGCTGGAGCGGCTTCATCCCCAACGCGCTGGACACCAAGATCGGTGCCAGCTACGTCGACGAGAACCACCCCAAAGGCCTGAAGCACCGCTCCAAGCTGCACCTGGGCTACGAGCAGCAGACCTTCGAGAAGGTCACCACGGTGAGCGGTCCCCTGGGCACGCTCACCGGTGGGCGCTTCGTTCGGGAATACGACCAGGTCATCGACACCATGCCCAACGGCGTGGACGCTGACGGCGTGGTGCAGTTCCTGGAGACCACCCAGCGCTGGGAGGACCGCCGCCACAAGATGGACGCACTCACCGCCGAGCACGTCTTCGACTACGGCTGCGACGACACCATCTGCACCGCCGCGCTGCACCACTACTACAAGCTGGTGATGGAGATCGAGGGCACCTGGGACACCTACCTCGAAGTCGAGACGCTCCCCGAGTACCTCACCACGCTTGCCTTTGTTCAGGGCGTGCCGATCTCGCTGCCCAAGCTGCGCGAGATGGAACTGAAGGACGACGAGCGCTACGCCGACGGCTGGGGGGTGATGCGGGCCTACCTCATGGCCAAGGGTTGGGAAGGCACTGTGCGCCCCGAGTTCGAGGCGCCCCTTGAGCCTTCCGACGTCAAGCTGGCAGCCAGCGTGCTGCTGGACGCAGAGTTCACCACCAAGAAGCGCAAGCTCAACGCAATGGCGTTTGACATGCGCGAGCAGTTTCCCGACAACGCCACGGCCAGCGTGCTTGCCGCCGCTGTCGAGCAGGGTGATGTGGACGCGATCAACCGGATGATCAAGGACAACTTCACTGGCGAGCCCAAGATCAACTTCGGGTCCCCGAAACAGATCCAGAACCTGCTGTATCACGTCGTCGGCGCGGTGCCCCGCATCGTCAACAAGATGACGGACAAGCAGCGCGAAACGAACGAAGACATGAAGGAGGCGTTCAACAAGATGCGCCGGGCGCGCGACCTCAAAGTCGACCTGTTCTCGATCACGGAACCTGTGAGCGGCAAAGACTCCCGGGGCAAGTCGGTGACTTTGAGGCCACTGCTGGACGAGGAGCGCGAGGCGCTCATCAGCAAGGCCTCCACCGACGACTCGGCCGTGGCCTACGCCCTGGCCAAGGACAGCCTCGGTGACGAGGAGCGCGCTGTGCTCACCGCATTCGGCGCCATCAAGTCGGTGATGACGCGTCGCAGCCTTTTCTACAAGACCTACAAGGTCATCGGGCACTGGCGCGACGGGCGCATCCACTCGTCGCTGAACCAGTCCGAGGCGGTGACGCGGCGCTACTCGTCCAGCGCCCCGAACGTGCAGCAGCTGCCTTCGCGGGGCGAGGGCGCCGAGTTTCGCGAGATCATTTTGCCGCACCACAAGAATGCCGTTGTCGTGGCGTGTGACTTCAGTGGACAGGAGCTGCGCAACCTTGCCGAGCAGAGCGGCGACGCCGCGCTGACCGCTTGCTACGTGGGCGACAACCTGCTTGATGTGCACAGCCTGACCGCGGTGCAAGCTTCGCTCTACCTGTGGGACGCCCCGGTGACCTACGACGAGTTCCTGGCCATGCTGGCCTCCGAGAACAAGGACGCCAAGACCAAGGCCAAGGAGCTGCGCGGCTCCAGCAAGACGGTGAACTTCGCGTCCCAGTACGGGGCGCAGGCGATGAACATCGCGCAGCAGCTGATGGTCGACGAGGAGACCGCCCAGAACTTCCTGAACGCGAAGGACAAGGCGTTCCCGGGCATCGAGGTCTGGAAGAAGGTGGTCGAGGATCGGACGGCCGAGGTTGGCTACGCGGTGTCGATGATGGGTGCGCGGCGCCACCTGCAGGCTCCGCTGAACTCCGAAAACAGTTGGGAGCGCGCAGCGGCCGCCCGCCAAGCCAGCAACCACTACATCCAGGCCAGTTGCGCCGAGCAGAGCAAACTGGCCATGGCCTCGATGTGGCGCGCCGGGCTGTTCACCGGCAGGTTCGACGCTTGCTTCTACTTCCCGGTCCACGACGAATGCGTGGCCTCGGTCCACAAGGATCAGGCAGTGGAGTTCACCAAGTTGTTCCATGCCTGCATGGTCCAGCCCTACGCCGGGATGAAGATCCCGATCGTCTCGTCGATCGAGATCGGGCGCAACTTCGGCAACCTGATCGAGGTCGGCGAAGTGCCCGACGAGCAGAAAATTCAGGAGGCCATCAACAAGGTTTTCGCGGTATAGTGCCAGCCCTCACCGACAAAGATCGGTGAGCGGTCCCGATAGAACAACAATAAAAACCGAGGGCATGCGATGGACATCCACGCAAAAAAGCAGGGGCGCCCGCCTCTGGGTACGGGCGAACTCGCCCCCGACAAAGTCAAGGGCCTTTGGCGGCTCATCAAGCACAACGAAGCCAGCACCAGTCAAGACCGGCGCTGGCTTTGCATTTGCGAGTGCGGCAGCACCCGCTGGGTCAAAGAGCAAGCGCTCAGACACAACCAGTCCCGCTCATGCGGCTGCACCCGAGTCAAGGTGCTTGCAGCGTCGCTGAGCCAAGCCAGCGGCTGGAGGTGACCCATGGTCACTTTCAAGCGCACAGGCAACAAGGCCAACCGGGGCAAGCCCACCGAGGATGCCGTCGCGAAAGCGCTGGCCACTTGGCAGGGCCAGCGCATGGACCGCGAGTTCAACCGGCTGGTCGACAGCAAGGCAGCGGGCCGGATCATCAAGGCGGCGGCGGCGGACTTCGAGTTCTTCATCAACGATTTTGACGACCAGTACTCCCTGCAGGCGCACCACGGCCTGATCGAGGCGAAAGAGACCGAGCACGAGTTTCGGATTGCCCGCCCCAAGATCACGCAGCTCCCTGCGATGCGCCGCAGGCGCCTCTCTGGCGGCAGGTGCTTCGTGGTGGTCTACCACAGCACGATCAAGAGGTACCGCGCAGTGTCAGTCCGATGGCTTGACGCCAACGGCGACAAAGGCTCCTGGAACCTGGAGCCGATCCCCACCTTCGAGACCCCGATCGAGGCCCTGAACTGGGCAAGTTCGGGGCTGTTCGCATGAAGGAGCGCCACTGCGCCTACTGCCGCAACATCCGCCCCGACGAGGGTTTTCGCAGGGTCTTATCTGCTGTCGACACCTCGGTGCGCTACATGTGCCCCGGGTGCCAAGACCGCCGCAAGCTGCCCCGCGCAAAGCTTGTCGAGATGGCCCAGGTGGAAACAGAAGAACGCCGCGCTGCCGCCTCGGCGGCGGCCGCGCTGGCGGCTCGAGAAACATTTGAAAGGAAAAGGAACCTGACATGACGAAACGAACACTGGAGAACCTAGATGGGGCTGTTTTCGGGGCGTGGACAGTGCTGGCGCGCGTGCCAGGTCTTTCGACGAGGTGCTCGGCCGTGTGTCGGTGCGGGACGCTCAGGCAGGTGCGGGTCCAGGACCTTCGTAAGGGGGCTAGCCGCTCCTGTGGGTGCCGGGGAGCTGCGGGTAAGTCGCACGACGCGGGTGCTGACCTGCGCAGGACTCACGGCAAAGACCACGGAGACAAGGTCTACCGAACTTGGAGAAACGCCAAGACCCGGGTCTCTAACCCCCGCAACCCGAAGCACGAGAGCTACGGAGCGAGGGGAATAGACATGGACCCCACGTGGTTCAACTCCTTCGAGGCATTTCTTGCCGGGGTTGGGGAGCCACCAGGGCCCGACCTTTCGTTGGACCGCATTGAAAACGATCGGGGCTACTGGCCTGGGAACGTGCGGTGGGCAACGGGGCTGGAGCAGGCGCGCAACAAGCGCACAACCAGGAGACTTGAGTACCTGGGGGAGCTAAGGCCCCTGGTTGTTTGGTGTGAAGAACTAGGGGTCGGCTACAAGCAGGCCTGCTACAGGTTCAGCCTGGGCCTCAGCCCTCACGAAATTTTATTTGGAAGGGGCTCAAAGTGCTCGTAATCTCAGACACACACATCGGCGTCATCCGCAGCGGGGGCACCACCCACACGAGCGCCGAGCAGGTCAGGGAGTACCTGCTGCAGAAGTTCGCCGAGCACCTGCTGCTGGCCGACGAGGTGCTCATAAACGGCGACCTCTTTGATACCTACAGCATCCCGCTGATTGACCTATTCAGGACCCATCAGATCATCTCTGACTGGCTGGCTGCGGGGGACCGGCGCGTCCACCTTGTTCCAGGCAACCACTGTCTGAGCAAGAACAGCGAGAACCTGTCCAGCTTCGAGCTCATGGCCCGGCTGCTACAGGCGCGCTTTGGGGAACGGGTGCGCTACCTGCAGGGCGGCTGTCAAGTCAAGGAGGGCATCTACGTGATCAGCCACGTCAGGAACCAAGACATCTTTGACCATGAGCTCACGCAGGTGCCCGAAGGCATGAAGTACCTGCTGCTGCACTGCAATTTCGACTCACCCTTCGCCTGCGACGCCGACAACTCCCTGAATTTATCCCGTGAGCAGGCCAAGGCACTCAAGGCCCGGGGCATCACGATGGTGCTGGGCCACGAGCACCAGGGTCGTGAGCTACTGGGCGGCAGCGTGATCATCGTAGGCAATCAGGTGCCCTCAAGTGTTTCGGATTGCATGTCTCACGGCGACGGCCAGCGAGCGGGCACCAAGCGCGCGCTGATCCTTGAGGACGGTGGGCACCGGTTCACCCAAACCTGGTCCGTCGACGACGAGGACGGCTGGTTCGCCCGGGTCGACTGGAAGGAACTGGCCGAGGTCATCGAGGAGGGCCGCGGCTTCATCCGTGTCGAAGGTGAGGCCACCCGCGACGAGGCCCCCGCTGTCGTGCGCGCCATTGCCGCGTTTCGTCAGCGCAGCCAGTCCTTCGTCGTCACCAACGCCGTGCACATCGAGCAGGCCGAGGGCTTGGGGGATCTGGAAGACAGCATCGAAGACGTCCGCACCGTGGACATCATGGCGCTTTTGCTGGAACAACTTGATGAGCGCGAGAGCGCCATCGTACGGGCCTTGTTGGCCGAGAAGGAAATGACTTGAACTACGACTACCAATACGAAATCGCCCTCAACAACATCATGGACCACGGCGACGACCGTGGTGACCGCACAGGCACAGGCACGCGAGGCCTGTTCGGCATGCAGCTGAGATGGGACCTTGCCGAGGGCTTCCCCCTCATCACGACGAAGAAGGTATTCATGCGGGGGCTCGTCGAGGAGCTGCTGTGGATGCTGCGGGGTTGCACCAACAACCACGAGCTCGTGGCCAAGGGCGTGCACATCTGGGACGCCTGGTCCGACATGTTTGGCAATCTCGGCCCTATCTACGGCGCGCAGTGGCGCTCGTGGAAGGGCAGCGACGGCGAGGTGATCGACCAGATCTCCTGGGTGATCAACGAAATCAAAGCCAACCCGAACAGCCGCCGCCTCGTTGTGAGCGCGTGGAATGTTGCGGACCTGCCCAAGATGGCGCTGGCGCCTTGCCACTGCCTGTTCCAGTTCTTCGTGTCCAAGGGCAAGCTCAGCTGCCAGCTCTACCAGCGAAGCGCTGACATGTTCCTGGGGGTGCCCTTCAACATCGCCAGTTACGCGTTGCTCACCCACATGGTGGCGCAGCAGTGTGGCCTGCAAGTCGGGCAATTCGTCTGGACCGGCGGCGACTGCCACATCTACAGCAACCACCACGAGCAGGTGAGGGAGCAGCTGAGCAGGCAGGGCAGCCCGTACCCAACCCTCGCCCTTCGCCCTGCGGCGTCAATCTTCGACTACTCGTTCGAGGACGTGCTGCTCGGAGGGTACAACCCACAACCCGCCATCGCCGCGCCGGTGGCCATCTGATTGAACGACATGATCAAGACCCTGAAACTCACCAACTTCCGCCAGCACGAAAGCCGCACCGTCAACTTCGGCGCCGGCCTGTCAGTGTTGCGCGGACGCAACGAAATCGGCAAGACCAGCGTGGCCGAGTCCATCGGCTACGCCCTGTTCGGCGCCAAGGCGCTGCGCGACACGCTCGACGGCGTGGTCACCTGGGGCGAGCCCACCGGCTCCCTCAAGGTCGAGCTCACGCTGGACATCGAGGGCGTCGAGTACCTCGTCAAGCGCGGCAAGTCCGGCGCCGAGATCGTCTACGCCGGCGGCAGCGTCACCGGCCAGACCGAGGTCACCAACTTCGCTGCCAAGCTGCTGCGCGTGGACGCCGCCGCCGCCGCCAAACTCACCATGGCGTCCCAGGGCGAAATCCGCGGCGCGCTGGAAGCAGGCACCAAGGCCACCACCGAACTGATCGAGCGACTTGCCGAGTTCAGCCAGCTCGACGACCTGATCGAGTTGATCCAGGAGAAGCTCCCACTGGGCAGTGCGGTCGGCGCCGAGAGCGCGATCGCCCAGCTGGAGAGCGACCTTGTCGACGCGCAGGCCGAGGCGGTGGAGCCTGACCTGGCTGGCATGCCCGAGCGGATCCTGAAGTTGGCCGCTGGCGTTGTCGGCGCCGAGAAGGCTGCGGCCCGCTTGGAGACAGCCTACCAGGCGGCGCAGGTGGCGCTGGAAGCAGGCCAGGCTACCGTGGCAGCCCGCGAGCGCCTGGAGGGCAACCTGGCCAGCGCCAAGCGCGTCGCCGAGCGCTTCCAGGTTGACCGGGAAGACGCTCGATCCGCAGCCAACCAGCGCGCCGCGTTTGCCGAGAGCCAGGAGGCCCTGGAGAAGGAGGCTCAGCAGTTGAGCCGCGCGCCTGAAGCGCTCGCCGAATTGAAGCGCGCGCAGCCGTTGCTGGTGCGCTACGCGGGTGAACGTGTGGCCGGGTCGCTCACCGCGCTGCGCGCCGCCGCCGCCGCCGCCGCCTGTGCAGTGGTCAACCACACCCAGCATATCTCAGACATTCGAGTGGCCCTGGCCAGCCTCGCAAGCCAGCTCTCCAGTGGCACCTGCGGCTTCTGTGGCCAGGACTTCAGCGATTTGCCCGAGGTGGCCAAGAAGAACGCCCAGGTGCAGGTGGAGATTGCGGCGCAGGAGTCAGACTTCGACCTGCACACGTCCGCGCAGACCGAGCAGAAGGCAGAGGCCGCGAGGCTCCAGGACCTCGTGAAACTCAGCGCAGCGCTGGACTTCCCGCTGCCCCAGTGCGTGGAGCGCGAGGATGACTTGTTGCCCCCACACTTTCGCTGGACGGGCTTGAGCGAGGAGTCGCTGACAAAGGCGAAGGACAGGCTCGCCGAAATCGCCACCACGCTCGCAGCCATGGCGAAGACCAGGCGCCAGGAGCAGCTTGCCCAGGATCGGTATGCCGAGATCAACGCGCGCGCCGACGGCGTGATGGCAGCGGTCCGAACTGCTGAAGACGAGCTGCACGACGCCCCAACCGCTGACGTCGAGGGCCTGCGCACCGCGCGCGACAGCCTGCGCACCGAGAGCCGCGACGCCGAGCGCGCGGTGAGCGAGGCCAAGTCCGAGGCGGCCCGCGTGCAGGCCGAGATGGTCAGCCTGCAGCAGCGCTACACAGCCGCGCTGGCGCGCGTCGATCGCGTCAAGGCTCACATCGCCCAGCGCAAGCTGGAGGTCGCCGCTTTGGCGCTCAACAACGGGCTGCTGAAGAAGGTGCGCGCCGCGCGCCCGGTGATCGCAGACAAGCTCTGGAACATCGTGCTGAGCGCCGTCGGCGGGTACTTCAGCGAGATCCGGGGCGAGAAGTCCAGGGTGGGCAAAGACAGCGACGGCTTCAAGGTGGATGGCCACCCGATCACGTCGTTGTCGGGCTCCACCAAAGACGCCCTCGGCCTTGCCATCCGCGTGGCGCTGGTCAAAACCTTCCTGCCCAACACACCGTTCTTGCTGCTCGACGAGCCGTGCGCAGCGATGGACGAGAACCGCACCGGCAACCTGCTGGGCTTCGTGGCGTCCTGCGGCTTCACGCAGGTGATCGCCGCCACTCACGACCAGCTGAGCGCCAGCTTCGCTGATCACGTCATTCAACTGGGAGATTGAAGATGAGCAACGAAGAGAAAACCGGAGATTTCGTACCGAAGTCGCCAGCGTGGACCACTGGCGAGTTGGGTGCTGCCCGGCTTCAACTGGAGGCCGACATCCGCACTCTGCTGAAGGATTTCAGGCGCGAGTTTGGCCTCACCCCGACATCGGTCGATGTCGACACCTTTGTGGAAGCCCGCGCCTCGGGTGTGCGCTTCACCCACCTGGGGAACGTGAAGGTGGAGGTGTCGCTGTGAGCAACAACACACTGGCACTTTTTGTGGCATCGGCCACCATCATTTGCGTCTGCAGCGCCGCGCTCGCTTACTGGAGCACGGGGCTGGTAAGGGATTTCGTGAAAACGGTAATTGAGAACAACGAGCGGGAGATCCTGGCGAGGGACAACTACATCAACGAGTTGAAAGATACTTTGCGGAGACTGGGCAAGTGACGGCGCCCGTCATTGACATCTACCTTGACGGCAAGCGGTTTGCCATGCGTACCACCTGGCACCACGTCCCCCGCGTGGGCGACACCCTTCTGCTGCGAGACGGTGAAGTTTGGGGTGAGGTCGTTACGGTGATCTGGGGCGACGACACGGCCCGCGACTCGGCGCACCTGGAGCGCCAGTGGGTCCAGATCCTGTGCATGTCGGTTGAACCTGTCGGAGGTAAGTCGTGAGCAACCTCCTCGCCCTTCTCGACAAGGCCCCTGACCACACCTGGCTGATCCTCACCCTTGCCTGGATCGCCTTTGTCCTGGTGGTGGCGCTGGCCCACGACCTGCTCCACCAGCTTGTCTCGGCGGCTGCCAGCCGCCTGCGTTACGGGCCCATTTCACGCCCAGAAAAGAACCCGGTACCTCCCCGCCCACCAGTGTAAGTGGCGGGAAAACAACAACAACAACAACAACAAGAACGGAACACCCGTCATGAACCAAGACATTTACACCACGCAAGAGCTTGCCGAGTTGCTCGGCTGCGCCACCACCACGATCGAGGAGCGCGCCCGCACAGGCGAACTGCCCGGCCTGAAGTTCGGGGACGGTGGCTGGGTCTTCCCCAGACTTGCCACCGTCGATGCGCTGAACGAGCGAGCCCGCATTGAGGCGGCGTTTCGCGCAGACGCGGCATCGAGCAGCCCTCGCCCGGTGCGGCTCGGTGGCCGCCCGGTGCTTGACCGCCCCGCCACAGCGCTCACCGAAGAAGTGGTCGCGCGTTTCTCTCGCTCACGGCCTCCGGTCCTCTGGAGCCAATCATGAGCGCGCCATTGGTTGAGGTCCGCGTGGGCGATCTGGTCGCCGCCATGCAGGCAAAGGCGGATCAGCTCGACAAGGAGTTTCGCGACGCCTGCGCGGCCGACGGGGTCGCGTGCCGCCGGCTGCGCAGGCTCGGCGCCATGTGGGCCAAGCTCACAGGCACCTGGCCCAACACCCACCGGGCGGTGGACGATCGCATCGGCCTGCTGCTGGACGACCTGACCGAGTGGCAGCTGGTGTCCTTGTTGATGGGCCCCTGCGCCCGGGCCCAGGTTTCTCGCGCGCTGGTGGTTGAGCTGACAGAGCACTGGCCGGTGTCGCTGCCATGAAGTGGAGCTGCAGACCCCCGACAGGGCCCCAGCCATGGGTCAAGTGGTTCGCCTGGCACCCTGTAGACCAAGTGGCGCCCGGCGACAGAAATGATTGGGTCTGGCTGGAGTGGGTGGAGCGCCGAATGTACTACCCGTTCGAGAGCACGACCTCCTGGGCCTCATTTGTTTACCGCCGGCTGCCTGCAGTCACCGAGGCATCGCCGAGGCCAGCCGAGCGACAAGGTCCTCGCCCCTGATCGAGGCGTAGCGCATAGCCATCCCCAGGTTGGCCCACCCCATGATCCTGCAGGTCTCGACGTCGCTGAACACCCAGCGCCCGTCGGGGCCTCGCAGCTCAAACCAGCGGCACGCTGCCTCGTGCCTCAGATCGTGCTCGGTGAAATCCTTCACCCCGGCATAGTCGAACAGCGTCGAGAACCTCGATGACAGATTCGACGTGGCCTTGCGCCGGCCCTCGGCGCTCCCGTCCCAGTACGGGAACAGCAGGCCCACCCTCCCATCACACCAGACAACGAGCCGCGCGCGCAGTGCCGGCTTTAGCGGCACCACTCGCGGCTTCGCGGCACCCCGCCAACCCTTGGAACCAGAGACCCGCAGCACGCCAGCGACAAGGTCCACATCCCGCACATCCATCCGGTAGGCCTCGAACAGGCGCAGGCCGGTGTCGACGATCAGGTCGAACAGCAGCTCGAAGGCCGGGTCCACGGCCAGCGCGCGCTCGCGCCCCTGCGCCTTGCTCCCCGACAACGCCAACTTCACCGCCGACTCCTCGGCCGCCAGCAGGCGCCGGTCCCGCGCCACATCGACCCTGGCCACCGGCGCGTCGCGCGCGCCGTAGGCGCTGTAGCCACGGGGCAGCAACCGAAACGGGTTCACCTGGTCGCGCCCGGTCGTGCGCCGGTGGTGCCAGTCCACCACGCGCGCCAGCGCGCCGACTCGTTTCCTGATGCTGCCGGGGGCAAGGTTGGCGTCGGCCTTCATGCCCTTCACCCACGCCTCGACCCATGCGTAAGTCGCATCGGCCAGGCTCATCTGGCCAAGCTCCTTGCGCACCGTGGGCAGCAGGTCGATATCGGACTGGCTGGGCGTGGCGTGGGTGATGTAGCCGTCGATGACCTTGACCAGCTTCGCGCTCATTGCCGGGCGCGCGGTGTCCTGCGCCATCTCCAGCGGCACGACGCCGCGCGCGAGCATGCCCTCCAGCTGCACACCGTAGGCATGCGCTTCGTCGTGCGTGTCGAACGTCCAGAAAAAAGGCTTGGGCAGCAGGGCGTGCTTGACGCGCAGCTGGAACCTGCCGGCTCGCGGCTGAATGCTGGCCATGTCGGGCTCCTTGAGTGGGGTCCGATCGTACCCGAGCCGACGGACTCACAAAAAGTTACACAGAGCGGTGCCGACTCGCACCGACTTCTGGCATCTCCGCAGCGACTCCTGGCGAGCTTTGGCTCCCTGGGCTAGGTTCGCTCTGGCTCAGGGTCTTTACCAGTGGCAATTTGTCTGCAAGTCTGGTTCTCCACAAACGCCCCTCAAGAGGCATAGGAACCACAATGAAAACAGAGCAGGCCACGCCCGGCGAGCTAGCTGCGGCATTCCACTACAACCCCAGGACGGGCGTGATCACGAGGACTACAGGGGAGCGCAGGGGGCGCCCGGTGGGGTTTAAGAGCCCAAGAGGCTACCTAATTATCAAGTTCCAGGGCAAAGCCTACAGGCACCACCGCGTCGCCTGGGCGCTGGCACATGGCGATTGGCCAGTGCATGAGATCGACCACATCAATGGTGTCAAGTCCGATAACCGCCTGATCAACCTGCGCGATGCCACACCGGCGGCCAACAGCCAGAACAAGCGTGAAGCCTACCGCAACAGCCGCACCGGATCCCAGGGCGTGACCTTGATGGGTTACGGCGCCTTTCTCTCCCGCATCTTCCGAAACGGGAAGCGCATCTACATCGGCGTCTTCGACACGCAGGAAGAAGCCGCAGCAGCCTACAGGGCCAAAAAGCTGGAACTGGATGGGCCAGACCCAACTGACCTTGACGGATCGGTGGGTCCGTCGAGCGGTAGCATGCTACCGTCTGGTACCGATTTGTGGCCTATTCCTAGCGAACTTTGGGGAATCAGCGAATCACCGCCAACTCCCCAACTCTCACTACATCCTTGATTTACAAGGGAATTTTGGAGGCGCGACCCGGAGTCGAACCGGGCTAAAACGGATTTGCAATCCGTCGAGTCCAGTTGCAGCCCAGTAACGGCGCGGGTTCCAGCGGGTCGAGCCCCCTGCTACCGATGCGCTACTTTGGAGACGTCAAATCAGCGCCGGAATCAGCCCGGTGTCTTGCTTGACTTTGGGCAGCAGCGCCGCCAAGGCGGCAAGCTGAGCAGCCTGTTCCGGGGTGAGTCCACCGCCACCTCCCCCTCCCGAACCTGCAACCGTCGCAAACGCAGCAGATGTGGTCCGGTCCACAAACACCCCGGCGGCTGGCACGATGGCTGCGCCGATGTTTCCCGTCACCGTGTAGTTGCCAGCGTTGGGGAAACTGAGCCGGTAGCCGTTGATGTAATCGACCGCAGGGAAGAACGCACCGCCCCCCAGAGTCATGACCTTGTACGTGATGATCGGCGGGTACAAGATGCCCTCCGCGCTTTCCTCAAAATCGCGCAGGGTGGTAGCGTGGGCAACAATGTCGCCGATGCTGACCGTGGACAGCACCAGCCGGTTTTGCCAGTCGATGGAGATTGTCATTACTCGTCGGCGGTGGCAATGGCGTTGGTGCCATTGGTTGCGCTGGACCCAGCGGTGAAGGTTGTCTCGAAAGGCTGGAGAGAGCCCCCGGTGCCGCCCTTGCGGACCTTGAGTCGCGCCGTGAAATCACTCAAGTAGGTGTAGCTCGCCGAACTCTCGGTAGCGTTGGTCACCACTTTGTCGAGGAACGGCACCCAGGCCGGAGAAGCGGCGGCATGGACTTGCCCCCAGGTGCCGCTGATCGTGAAGGTGCGGGTCGCCACGTTCACGGCGGTGTACTCGTAGGGGATGCTGTTGACGCGGATGTAGCCGGTCGGCGGGGTGTCGGCCTTGACCGCTTGGGTGATCACGCATGTGTTGCCGCCAGCGGTTGTCGCGGCGCTCAGCGTGTATTCGTTTGTCAGAAAGCCAGTCCCCAAGTTGCGCCCGACCAGCACCCGAGCGCCGATCGTGAGGCCTCCGATGCTGATGCCAGCCACCACGGGGTTGGTGACGGTGGTGCCATCATGCGAGACCATCTGATACCGCTGGAGGTCTGCCGCGCTGGCCCCCGCGACGTACCAGCCTTGCGCGACAAACCACTTCCCACCGGCAACGACGCCAAACGGCGCGGCCCCGTTGGGCGTGTACGCAGCTTCCAGCGCACGGTAGCGCCAGCCGGGGGTGCCGTTGATGGTGATGACGCTGGCCTCGTCGCAGATGGCTTGGCAATACTGCGCAACCTCGGCAATCGTGCGCCCGCCGGAGAGCGTGATGGTGCCTTTGTAGAGCTTCGAGCCGCTGCCATCTCCCGTGTCCTGGTTCGTGTCGCCCGTGGCGATCGTGACCCCCGTCAAAGCCAGGGCGTCCGCAAGACTCAGCGTGGTCCAGTCGGCGGTGGTCTGGGTCGAGATGGCCGCTGGCTGCTCGCCGCCAGCCACAAGGTTGGCGGCAAAGTCGCCATAGGTCTGGCCAAATTTGCGCGAGAACACCCGCACGTCCCCACTGTCGATCACGGCGGCCGCCTCTCTGCCCTTCACCATGATCTGAATGTGCCCGTCTGGCCAGTAGGTCGTGAGCTTGGCGTTGTTCTGCACCACGTACATCGGAGACGCGGCCACCAGCGGAGAGCCGATGGTCTTCAGCCCGGTGTAGAGCGTGTCGGTGCCGGCCTGCTGGATCGAGCCGAAGTTGATGAACCGCGCCGCTGTGTCGTCGATGTTGTAGCCGTTCAGCAGGTTGAGCAGCATGGGCTTGATGGCCGAGCGCGGGCCGTCCAGCTTGGACGGGTTGGCCGTCAAGATGCTGAGGTTGTCGCCAGACGTGGAGACGCTGGCGTCGTCGGCCAGGTCTTGCAGCCACTCGTGGATTGCCAGGACGGAGTACACCGTCGTGCCAGAGGTGTGGCGAATGTCGCCGTTGAGCGCTACCGAGAAGTCGTCGCCGATGGCCATGGTGTTCGTCCTTATTGATCGAGTTGTTGCAGCGCCACGGCACTGACGGTGGCGTCGGCCACGGGTGTGATCTGAGTTTGCCAGGGGATGTAGAACGGCGCCGCGCTGGCCTTTCTGGCTTCGATGGACAGCGGGACAATTTGATCTGTGGAGAACAGCACGGTGCCTCCCACCTCGGCCTGATTGGCCACCACCAAGCCGTCAGAGATGCGCTTGGCCACGACGCGCGAGCCTGCAACCAGCCCGCTGATCGACACCGTGCCGGTGTCGAGCGGGTACAGGTTGCCCACCTGGGCGGCCAGCGTCGATGTCGTGTCGCAGCGCACGTATGTGATCAGGTTCGCGTTGTTCGCGGTCACGCAGGTGATGCGGAATTTGAGCTTGTAGCCCACGCTTGGCAGGATGGTCTCAGCAGAGAGGTTCGCGGCGTTGAGCGTCTGCCAAGCGCCGTAACCTGAGCCGGTGTCAAGCTGGTACTCGAACAGGTGGTTGCCTGTGTTGGTGCCGGTGATGGTGGGCGCGATGTTGGCAAAACCGGTGGTCTGGAGCCTGCTCTCCTGCATCTCGCAAATGAAGAAGTCGTCAACCGTGGCGAGCGACAAGCCACCAGCAGAGGTGAAGCCCGAACCTGCGGAGAACAGGCGACTGGTGAATTGCAGGGTCTCGGCGGTGGGCTCGTTCAGCGCCAGCCACATGCGCCCCGTGGTGTCGGAATCAAAGGCCCCGCCGAAGTGGGTGCCGTAGACCGAGGCTTGCCCGGCGACGCCGTTACGCCCGCCGCCGCCACGCACAAGACAGTTCAGCGCGGCCACGTTCATCAGGTCGGTGAAGTCGCCGTAAACGTCCTCCAGCAGAATGTTCTTGGACGAGTTGGTCAACAGGTGCGCGCCAGTGCGGGTCGGCTGCATGTAGCACCGCTGCACCTTCACATCGACGTTGTTGCCGCCGTCGGAGTAGATGCAGTTCGAGAAGTTGGCAGAGCCGCCGTCGAGGATCGCGTCACGCGCTCCCAGGTTGCGGATTTTGATGTTCGATGAGGCCGCGCAAGAGACCAAGCCGTTGTAGGGGTGCGCGTTGGCGATCGCGCCCTTGAACCCAAAGCTGGTGCCGTCAATCACAACCCCCACGCAACTGTTGCTGATGGTGAAGGTGAACAGGCCAGTGGTCGCGTTGGTCGCGCCGACATAACGGTCGCAGTGGTCGTAGCGCAGGAAGTTGATGTTGAACGACGTGTTGATGTTGTTCGTTGCGTTCAGAGCGCCGCAATCAGCCACCGTGATGTCCGAGCTTTGGCTGATGGCAATGGCATATCTGGTTGCTGAGCGGGCATAGGTCCACACGCCGAAACGGCAAGCAGAAAAGGTTTGCCCGATGCAGAAATTGACGTTGACCTGACTGAGGGCGTTTGCAAACCCGGCCCCGATCCATGAGTAGATTTCACCACCCGAGAAACAGGAGGTCAGGGTGAGGTTGGCAGAGCTGAGGCCCGCGCTGGTGCCCGTGCCACCGTCGCTCAATTCCAATGGCGACGCGCACTCGGAAATCGCAATGCTGTCGTGGGTTGCAACGTGGCGCAGATACACCCCAAACGGCTGGCTGAACGACAGGAACCAGTCGCCAAAGGTGAACTCCATGTCGATCACGCCTGCGTTCGTGGTCGTGAAGTCGGGTCGCGTGGCCAATGTTGGGTGCGGGATGGCGTTGGTCGCCCGCGCGCCGGTGGTGCATTGGCGCAGCAGCACGTTCGGGATTCTGATCTTGCGTGCCGCAGCAGGCACAAAGCCCACCGCTGTGGTGCCGTTGTGCCCGATGGTGATGGACGCATCGGTGTTCATCAGCACGACTTTGCTTCGGACATCTGTGCCGAAGTTGGTGGTGGTCATCCCAGCGGCGTAGAGGGCCGAGTAGAAGTCGTAAGACTCGATGTTGCAGTCGCCGCCCGCGCCCGAGCCGGGCAGGAACACCGTGAAGGCGTCAGCCGTCACCGACCGAATGCGGTAGGTGTGGTGCTCCGTGTCCTGCGCGCCGCCAGTGGTGAAGTTCAGGTCTACCTCATTGCCGACCACAAACACATGTGCCGGGAAGGCCACGGTCACGACCCCGGCGGCCCAGGTGTAGGTGGCTGCGCCGCCTGTGCCGTCTTGAATCCAGACACCAGGGCTGTACCCCGTCGTGCTGCCCATGTTCGGGATCAGCACGTTCTGGTTTGCCGAGCCCGTGGTGTTCGCCAGATAGAACCAGTCGCCGCGTGTCTTGAATCTGCCAAGCCTGGGGATGTTGAAGTTCGCCAACTGCTGCGCCACTACTTCGACCCAGCCGGTCACATCAGGGCTTGCAGCGGTGGCCCCGATGCCGGTGAGTGCGCCAGCGGTGAACGGGCCGCCTGTGACTTCGCGGAACTTGAGGTAGCCGGTCGCAGGCATGGCAGCGCCCACCGCAGAGGGTGCGCCGTTGACGGTCGCCCAGACGCCAAGCAGGTAAGCGCTGACAGCCCCTCTTGTGACTGTGGTGCCGATGGCGGGCACGTTGCCGCTACCACTTGTGTAAGGCATCCAGCGAACCGCTGTTGCGTCAACAAAAAACTCACCACCCAGAGTGGACGATATTACTGAGTTGCCGCCCAAACACCCTGTCAGGGCGGCTGGTGCGTTTGCGTGCCAGCGTGTGTCTGTGCGGATCGTGAGCGAGCCGCCGTTTAGAGTCATGGTCTCGCCCGCTGTGCGGGCTATGCCGCCGTCGAGGAATTCCGGTGTGGTGATTACTGCCATGTCAGATCACCGACTCGGTTATCCCGGCAAGGGTGCCGTCGGGGTTGTACGCAAGGTCTGCGCGCTGTGTGAGCTGGCCCGGTGTGAGGCGGTCCACGCGGGTGAGCTGCTCGCCGGTGTAGGTCATGGTCTTGCTGCTGCCATCGGCGTAGGTGACGGCGGCGAGCTTGCCTGCGGCCCAGGTGAGCGTGCGGGTGGTGGGCGGTGTGGCGGTGCCTGAGCCGGTACCGGGTGGGCCAATGAGCACAGGCAGCAGTGCGGCGTCCAAAGCTTGGGGCTGGCGCAACACAAGGTTGATCGCCGGGCGCTCGGCGAGCAGGGTCACGTCGAGCGTGCCCTGCCCCGAAAAGGCCAGGGCCAGGGGTGGTGTCGCGGCGGCCAGCGACACAGCCAGCGCGGGCACCTGCACAAGGGTCAGGCGGAGCTCTGTCACTGCGTCACGTCCTGAACAACGGGCACGCGCGCGGTTGTGGTGCTCATCACTTCGCCGTCTGACGTGCGGGTGAACCGCACATCGATCTCAAGCTCCCCGGGCGCCCACCCCGAGGTGTTGGCCACCCGCACCTTCAGGTTGCGGGTCGTGAGCGGGTTGAGCCACTCGCAGGTGGCCTCGGAAACGAGGGCGCCAGCCAAATTGCGCAGCTGCGACCTGACCACCCAGCCAACAAAGAAGCCATCCCCGTACTCAGGGGGGATGGCGAGGAGTCGGGAAAACGTGTCACCGACTTTGTGGCCCGGTTTGAGGCTCATGTCGTTCCTCTTCAGGGTTCAGTTGAGACGCCCCATACTGCCCAGGGCCCGCCTTGTTTGGGAATCCCCCGTTGATCAGCGCGCGGGCGTTGTCGAAGTCGCGCTCGCAGGAGAGCCCATGGGTACGGGCGTAGTCAGCAACTGCTGCCAGTTTTTCTGCTCGGTCAGAAGCGAGTCCAAGCACGTCGGCCAACAGACCGATGGCGTCAGGCCCTGGCGTGACTGCATACTGAGTGCCGGCATCTGGACAGGCTTCACGGGCGCGGGTGGCAGCGGCGCGCGCGGCGTCGCGCAGCCGGCCAGACTCCACACCAGCACGAGCAGCAGCAGCTGCATTCGCGTCAAGAAGGGCCTGGGTGGTGGTGGCATTTTCTGATTTGGCATTTTCAAGGTCCTTCTCGGTTTGGCGGTTGGATTGTTCTTGTGCAAGGGTTGCGGCGGCGGCGGCGGTGAGGCTCTGTTCGTAGGCCGCGGCGGCCCGGGCGTACGCGGCGCGCTCGTTGGCCAGGCTGATCTGGGTCCAGGCGGAGAAGACGGACAGCGCCACGATCGCAGCGGCGTAAACCCAGCTGGGCACGAGGTCGAAGATCCTGGTCATGCAAACACCTGCAGGTTCTGGTTCCACAGCGCGACGCGCTCAGGCAGGCCGTTCGTGCCGCCGTTGACCACAAGGCTCATGCGCTCGATGTCGCCGGCGTCGGCGATGGCGTTCAGGTCTTTGTCCGCCCAGAACCAGCCGGCGCTGAGCATGGCGTTCACGGGCAGCAGCAAGCGCTCGGGGTGGTTCACGAAGTCCTCGCCAATGGCTGCGCCGCACCGGCGGTGATTCGCCAGGCCCGTCAGCTGCTTGGCGCCCATGCCGCGGTGCCGCCACCCGTCGCCGGGCTTCACGTTGCCCAGGTTCTTCAGGCCCCATGGCCCACCGTAGATGGTATTGGCGATCGCCTGCTGGTCCGCGCGCTGGCCGGGCCGGCGACCGAACCGCTGCGCGTCTTCGACAGAGATGCGGTGGCGACCGAACCGCTTGATCAAAGCCTCGGTGCTGTAGCTGAGGTTCTCCTCAAGCTTGGAGAGGCCCTGCGACTCCACGCCGATCTGGGCGAGGAACCCGGCGATGCGGCGCGGCGACGTGATCGAGTAGGCCTTGCAGGTCCCCTGGATGAGGGGCAGAAAAAGCTCGGTATTCGCGCGGGTGGCGCCGGTTGCGCGCTGCACCTGGTCGGCGCTAAGTGGGATCATTGTGGCTCCTTTGCTTGGACATCTTTGAAATTTTTGTCATCCCAAGAAGCAAACCCGATGTACGCAGCCACGACAGCACCCGAAAAAGCGTAAAACGCGCCTGCCACCGCGCCCAACTGCTCGGACTCGGTGTAGAGCAGCAACACCGGGAAGGCCAGCCCTGCCAGCAGCGCCAGCCACGCCATGCGGCGGCGGTTTTTCCAGCGGTCCTTTTCGTTCATGGCAGCACCTCGAAAATGTTGGAATCTGCCGACACCCGCTTGGCGGGCAGGATCGCCAGCGTCGGCTGAATCGTCCATGTGGTCGTGATGACGTACCGGCCCGCGTCGAGCGATGGGCATTTGCCGTCTGTCCACCACTTGAGCGTCAGGCCACGCGGTAACTTTGAATCTGGTGTGTACTTTGCGGACCCGGTGGCCGTGCAGTAGACAACCCAGCCCGAACCCACGGCCCCTGTTTCTTCCCAGGTTTTCACAGTCGCCACCCACGATCCATCGAAACTGCGATGGGTCGCCCGATCAACAAGCATCGGCACAGACTCACCCACGCGGGCCGGGCCAGCGTTGACCGAATGCACCTCGAACCAGAATGAGGCGGGCCACAGTTGCGCGGTGCCGTAAGCCAGCAGCCACAGGGCCATCAGCACAAACAGTTTGGTGTTTTGCAGGGTTTTGGCTAGGGCTTTCACAGGCGCAACCAATTTCTGAGAGCGCCGGTCAACACACCCCAACTCGCCACCGATGCAGCGATCAGGCCCAGCCCGGTGATGATCCATTTCGAGGCCCGGCCCAATGCGACCCAGCCGCGCCACGCTTGCGCCATCGCGTGCAATGCGGCCTTGTCCTCGGCTGAAAAGTCAGGAGCTGCTTGCAAGTGTTGCTCCAGCCGGTTGAGCAACTGGTCGGCTTGAGGTTTGGTGTAGCTCATTCACTTCGCTCCTTTCGTCAGCAGGTCATCCAAGTCCTGCGGGCTCAGGCTTGCGGGATCTTTCATCTCCAGCGCGGCGGCGATTGACTCGCTGCAAAACCAGCGGTCTAGGCGCCCGCGCACGAACGCGGAAAGCGTCTTGATGAATGCGGCCACCCCGAGGTAGTCATAGGGCTCGCCTTCATGCTCAATGAACCACCAGCGCGCTCGCAGCTCGGCGGCGTAGTCGTACTGGGGCAGGGGCTTCACGTCCCAGCGGCCGCTGAAAATGTCGATCGACTTGAACCGCACACCGCCGTCTCGGGCGCTGCTGCTGGCGCATTCGGCCATGCCGTCTTTGATCTCAAACACCAGCTCGTTGTGGCTGTAGAGCGCGGGCAGATACGGCCACCAGCGGCGCGGTTTCAGGTGGCAGATCAGCCAGTGCGTAGTGCGGTGCAGCAGGCCGGTGGCGGGGCCTTTGTAGCTGGCGAGGTGCATCATGGAGCGGCCACCTCCGTCAGCACAACCTCGGGCCGCACGATGACGGGCGGCGGCTGGGTCAGCACGATAGGCGCTGGCTGCGTGACGATGACAGGATCAGGCGCAGTCACAACAGTCGGCGCGGCAGTGGCGTCCCCGCTGTTCGCGCCGGAGTTGCCGCTGATGGTGGTGATAGCCCCCGGCGCCTGAATCTGCCCCGCAAGGCTCACAAAACCGGCAGTCGTTGCAATGCCGGTGCGCGCTGCGTTGTCGCTGCTGCGCATGGACACATCGGCATTTGCCCGGATGCCGTAAATCTGCGTCAGGCCGGGAACAAGCACGCTGGCCCATTGCAGCGCGGCGTTCGGTGCGGGTGCTGCGATCTGCTGCGTCGGGCTTGCGGCGCCCTGCCCCAATGCCAGCGCCATGACGGCCGCGACCCGTGCCGCGCTGTCACCGGCGGCTGCAATGTCGGCCATCGCTTTGTAGCGGGCGGCGTCGGCCTGCCCCTTTGCCACGGCAACAGCTTGCTGTGTCTGCGCGTATTGCGCGTAGTCGGCAGATGCGCATCCGGTCAGTGCGAGCGCGATTATGGCGAGCAAGGTTTTCATGCGAGGGGCCTTTCTTCGGTTGTGACAGGTGAGTCCAGAATCACAAGCGCCCGCCCAACAGCCAGCAAGCCAGCGGCTTCAAGCATCTGCACGCCTGCGCGGGTGTCAGGCCGGTCCAAGTCCACAAACGCCGCTGCGGCCAAGTCGGCCTGATTCGCCCGCAGTGCAGCCGCTTGGGCGCGCTCTGCCATCGGCGCTGCCGGGTTGTCCAGGCCCGCGATTTCAAGCGCCACTTTTTCGGCGGTGGTGAATCGGTTTCGGAAAGCCAACCGGGTGATGCGTCGGCTGGGCAGCAGTGTCAGCGCACCATCGGCAAAGCTGTACTCACCCAAGCGCAGCACATCAAAGTCAGCAGGCGCGTCAATGAAAGTGTCCGGCCCGGTGTAGGCGTCGGTGGCGGTGCCTGCGATTCGGTTGTTTTGGATTAGGAGTTTCATGGTTTGCCTTTAGATGTCGCAGCGCAGGGTGCCGACAAACCACGTCCAGCCGGGGCCGGTATTCGCAACCGAGAACGGCGTAACCATGGGCATTGCCACCGGGTAGGTAAGGCCGTTGGATGCCAACACGCCTGATGCAGCCGACTGAAACATCGACACAGCCGACCCCGCCCGACGGGTCGCAATGTTGACGCCAGCAGAGGTGCCGTTTACAGTGCTCAGGCCGACCACGATGTATGAGCCAGCTGCGTTTAGTCCGGCGATTGCGCCCAAGGTGCCAGCAGATAGCGCGTACTGAGGCGCGGCGCGCATGGTGGTCAACGCGGTGGAAGATGCGGCAATAGCGGCGAGTGCTGTGTCGCTGTTAAATATCGACATCTTCGCTGTACTGGATGCAGCCACCGCTGTCATGGCTGTGCTGGATGCAGCCACCGCAGTCATCGCCACGCTCGATGCAGCCACCGCTGCCATGGCTGTACTGGATGCAGCCACCGCTGTCATGGCTGTGCTGGATGCAGCCACCGCAGTCATCGCCACGCTCGATGCAGCCACCGCTGCCATGGCTGTGCTGGATGCAATCACCGCTGTCATCGCTGTGCTGGATGCAATCACTGCATTCATCGCCACGCTCGATGCAGCCACCGCTGTCATGGCTGTGCTGGATGCAATCACCGCTGTCATCGCTGTGCTGGATGCAATCACTGCATTCATGGCCGTGCTGCTGGCGGCCACCGCTGTCATCGTCACATTGTTCGCCGTGATTCTTCGGACCTGCCCCGGAATCTCCAGCAGAACCTGCAATTCTCCCCGGCGCGAATTGTTCACCAGCAGCGTTTGCAGTTGCGCACCTGTGATGGTGCCGTTTTCGAGCGCATTCAACATGCGCATTGCTGAAATCATTGCCATTGGGTGTCCTTATATTTTGATGACGGTGACGGGCCAAGCGGCCCGAACGGCGGCGTTGGTAGTGGCTGCTGCCGCGCTGGCATTGGTGAGCATGATGGTCACCGTGTCGGCTGCGCTGACCCAAGCGTGATATGACAGACGCGCCGTGTCTGTTGCGGTGCTGCCCAATTGATCGGGCGGTGTAGCGATCACCCGATCGCCAATGAACGCACCTGCGACGGCGCCGGTGAATGAGGCGCTGGAGAGTGCGCCAAGTGTGGCGATGGCGCATGTTGCGCTGCCGGTCAATACTTTGGCGGCAAAGCTGCTGGCAAACCGCGCATCAAACTCCAGCTCATCGAACCGGGTCACCGTGTCATATGAATCAACAAGCTCCCAATTTGCGGCTTCCAGCAGCCAGCAGCCCGAAGCAGTTGCGAAACAGGTTTCGTCGTCGTCAATCTCGGTACTGCCTGCGGTCCAGACGAACAGGCCCAAGCCTTCGACAGTGATTTGATCGCCAGTGGCTGGGGTGAGGCTGCGTAGGCTGGCTCGGTTGTCGTAGGTGACGTATGCGGCGCCCGTTTTGATGACAGTCCAGCTTGCACTCACGCCGGGCGTGGCCGTGGTCACGTTTGCCAGCGTGGCGTTGAGCGCCCAAAACTGGCCCGCGTGCGCCACGCTGGCCGGCATGGCAAGGGCGCCTGTCAGAGCACTCCAGTTACCTTTGAAGTTTGCAGCTGGCAGAGCAACCGCAGCGGCGGCATTGGCAGAGGCAGCAGCAGCAACAGCGCTCACTTCCCGCGCATCGACGTTTACCTCCAGCGCGTTGGCTTGCGTGGCAAAGAGGGGCAGCGCGCCCAGCAACGCATCGCCCTGCTCGGCAAATGTGGCCGGGTTGTTGCGCTGCGGCGGTTGGGGTAATGCGGTAATTGGCATGTCAGGTCATTCCTTCAATTTCTGCGCGGAAATTGCTTGAGCTAAAGTTGTCGATGGTCAGACTCCAGTCGGCCAAAAACCCGTAAACGATCAGCGAGCCGAACGCGGTGGAGCCAATCCACACGACGTTGGTGGCTCGGAACCGGCTGACGTTTTTGACCACCGCATCGACGTTCTCGCGCAGCACCATGACGTTCAGGCTCATCTTTTGGCTGTAAGCGCGCTCGATCAATTGGATGTTCCCGAACGCATCGGGCTCTTTGCGCGAAAAGTCCCGAATCGAAACGCTGGCGCCGTATTGCGTGTCGCCCACTTCGGTCACAAGCCCGACAACCAGCATCCCGAGGGACACAGTGCCACCCGTGCGGGTGATGACGATGGTCAGCACGCCGTCGCCGTAAGCGGGCAAATTGAGCAGCGCGGCGTCGATCAGGTTGGTGATGACAAGCTCGGACTGCTCGTACACCGGCTCATAAAAATACTGATACCAATCGCCCACGTTGACGCCTGACGTGAGGTTGGTGCTGGCGCTGTAGACGGTTTCGCCACCGGCCACAAGCGTCACGCTGACGGTTGCAGCACTCAGGCCCAACAGCGCCAAGCTGTTGATGCGGCCCGGCGCGAGCACGATGGTCATGCTGTCGGCCACGGTGGTGACAGTGCCGATTTTTTGGTCGAACATCGCCCAGCGGTTTGTCGGGGCAACAGCGAGCCATCGGGTCGGGGCCAGTTCGGGCAGCGTGGCGTTCACGCCGGCGATCACGTTCTCGTAAATCTGGTGCGTGGTGGTGCGGATCACGCGCTGGCCGACCGTGTAGCTGGTGGCAGCCACCCACGCCGGGTGGTCGGCCTCGGGCACGCTGCTGCTTACCAGCCGGGCGTCGTTGATCGCGGTGGGTCGGATGAATTTCATGTAGCGGTAATCAGGGGTTGTTTGCCGCGTGCGGAGTCGTCAAGCACGGTGGCGGTGCGCTCGGCGTGGCGGTTGCCGGTGGCGCCGATGATTTGCAGGCGCTGCACTTCGGCGGTCAGCACTTCGACAAGCCTCTCAAGGCGTTCGGTGTTGCCGCCACCGACGCCCGATGTCGCCGGGTTGTAGGCCGCTGGCACAATCATTTCGCCTTTGTGGACTCGGGCGTCCATGTCGTAAGGCACGAAGTTGGTCCCAACGGCAAACTGCCGCTTCTCTTTTTTGCCGTAGAGCGCGAAGTGAACGGACGCGAACTCTGCGGCGTCCATGCCGTAGGTGTTGCCGCTGGCGAAGCTGGCCGCCACATCGGGGTAGCGCAGCAGGTAGGCGGCAGCTCGGGCCGCGTCGGTTTGACCCACAAAGTCAGATACGCCCACCACAGCGCCCGATGCTGTTTTTACGGTGCCGTCGGTGTTGAAAGCGCCCGACTGAAGCCGCGTGCTATCCACTGCGGCCTGCTGGATTTTCACTGCGGTCTGCGAGGTTTGCGCAGTTGTGAGTGCGGACTGTGCGCCCGTGAACGCAGCCAGGGCAGCGGACACACTCAGCACGCTGGCGTTGATCGCGCCCAGCGCGTCGAGCTGCTTGCTGTTGACGCCCATCAGGTCGTCCAGCGCCTCAAGCTGCCGCTCGGCCTCGGTGAGCTGGTAGCCCGAGACTTCGCTCAGCTTGCTCAGTTTGCCCGCCAAGACCAGTTGATCGCGCTCTTGCTCAAACCGCGTGGCGTAGGCGGCCTTGCCGATGTCGCCGGTCACGGCGCCGATGGCGTCGCGCAGTTGCGAGGCGTCGGGCAGGTAGCCGGTGGATAGCGCCGTGGAAAGTGCCGCATCAATGAACGCCCGACCCTGCGCGCCTGCCTGCGACGATGTGCTGGCGACCTCGCTGTACAAGCTGCGCACCGCGTCGCGCACGGTCTCGAACACGGCGCGGGTGGCGCTCACGGTTTCGCGCAGCACGTCGCTTTGCAGCTTGAGCGCGTTTTGCACCGCTTCGATGGCGCCGCGTGCGGACCCTTGTTGTGCCTGCTGCTCGGCTGCACGGGCGGCGTCGAGGTCGGACTGTGCGGCGTCGAGCGCCTTTTGCGCGTTGTCCACCGTGAGCTGGGCGGCGTTTTGCGCGAACTGGTTGAGTTCCTGCACAGCGCTGAGTTGGCGGGCGGCGAGCTGGTTGGCGCTGGCTTGGGCCAGCTGGTTGGCTGCGTCCGCCAAATTGCGCACCGACTGGTCTGCGGCGGCTGCTGCTGCTGCCAGTGACTGCGTGCTGCCGACAAGCTGCGCGAACCCTCCGCCCAAGGTCACCAGCGCTGCGTAGGTGGCTCGCCCGGCTTCGGTGTTGATGTCTTGCGCGTCGACCAGTGCGCGGTACTGCGCGAGAGCGTCGGTGGCGCCGGTGTTGGGCAGCGCAATGCCCAGCCTGCCCAACGTCTCGGTGAGCTGGCGAACGCCGGTGGCGGTGCGCTCTTGCTCGCTGTAGAACGCTTCGTAATAGGTGCTGGTGGCGGTGGCGAAGTTTTCTAGCCCGCCGAATGCGTCGGCCAGCTTGCTTGCCAAGTCGCCGCCGGCCAAGCTCGTTTCCAGCAGCTTGTAGCCCAGCGTGTCAAACGTGCCGTTCACCACCAGCAGGCTGCTGCTGAGCCGCTTGATGGCCAGCAGCGAGGTTTCACCCGCCCGCACAAACTCCGTACCGCCCAAGATAGCTGCTGCGACCATTTCTTCCAGTTGGGCCTTGAACTCGGCCCCGCCCTTGGTCGGATCGCCGTCAAGTCGGTTGTTGTTGAACGAGCCAATCAGGTTTCCGCTGTCAAATATCTGCGCTTGTCCGAAGCTGTTTTTCTGCGCGCCTTGGCCGTTGAGGTTGGCCGTGAAGCCTGCGTCCATGCTGAGCGCCATGCTCATACCCAGGGTTTTTGCAAGCCCCTTGGCAGCGGTCAGCGTGCCGTCCACCGTGGTCTTCACGAAGTCCATCAGCCCCGCGTTCTGGCGATCAAGCATGTCGTGGTATCCAGCGTCACCTGTGAGGCTCGTTGCAACGCTGCGCGCATCGGTTCCGCTGCTGCTGTAGATGCCGCCTTCATGCTGCCGCCCTGGGGTCTTCTTCATGAGGGCAGCTACAACAAGCGCCGCGACCGCAATGTAAGGTGCAGCCGCCATCAGGCCCGAAGCAGCGCCACCTATCGCTCCCATTGCTCCACCGCCCGCTTGCGCTGTGAGCGCCAAGCCGGATGCACCAAACCCGCCCGTCTGCGCGGCGAGCATGGCCGCCTGACTTCCGACGCCGATGCTGGTGGTCCCGATGGCTGCGCCGTAGGCGGCTGAGCTGCCCAGGATGCCAGCGCCGCCGAACAGGTTTTTCAGTCCTGACGCGCCGCTGAGAAGCCCGCTGATCCCACCACCGCCGCCGCCTTGCCCCGCCTGCGCCGCGCCGCCCGTCAGCGCACCGGTGAGGGTCTGAGCCAGAGGCTTCACAAATGCCTCGATCGTCGGGCGCAACACCATCTTCTTGAAGGCGTTGACCAGGTAGTTCTTCAACGTGTCGACGAAGCCCTTGCCACTGGAGAGTCCGGCCTCGATCGCATCCGAAAGGGTCTTGGTGATCTCGTCCTGCGTGCCTTTGTCGAACAGCTTGGCAGCCTCGCCACGCGCGTTGTCGACAGCCTGCACCATGGCGCCTTGCAGGCCTTTCAGCTCAGCCTCGGCCGCTGCCAGCAGGCCCGCGTCGCCGCCGCTTGCCTTGTAGTCGTCGATGGCCTTGCGGATCTTCAACTCTTGCGCCAAGAACTCCAGGCGCTTCTTGGCGCCGGCCATCTCGATGGAGGCGTTGCGCTCGGACATGCCAGCGGTGGACTCCTCGAGCGCAAGCTTCTCGCGCGCCAGCGTCTGCGAGTCAAGCTCTGCGGTGCGGAACTTCTCGAGGTCGTCGAGGGCTTTGTTGATGCCTTCGGCGCGCTTGATCAGGCGTTGGCGGGCTTGGTTGTCCGCCTCGGTATTCAGGGTCTTGAGCGCCTGCTCCTTCTGGTCGATACGGACCTCTAGGGCATCCACGTCCGCTGCGAGCTTCTCGGCCGAGCCCCTGACGGGCTTGTCTTTTGCAGCTTCGTCGATCAGCTTTTGCTTGAAGACCTTGGCCTGCGCAATGTCGGCCTCGAGGTTGGCCTTGCGGGACGCCATCGTGCTGTCTTGCAGGCGGTCGATCGCGACGCCGTACTCCGACTCCGTGGTCAAGCGCAGAGCAAGTGACACCTTCTGCATCGACTCCTCTGCGCTCAGGCGCTCAGCGAAGCCCCTCTCCAGGGTGTCGCTGGCTTTGAAGAAGTTGGCGATTTCCTTTTGCAGGAACTCTTTTTTGGCGTTGGCTGCGTTCTCGAGCCCGGCGCGCAGCTCGGAGACGTCACCGTCAGGTCCCGTAGGCATCCTGCGGGTTTTGGCGGCCATCGCATCTGCGATGAGCTTGTTGTCGTTGGCGCTCTGCTTGAGAAGATCCGACAGATTGATAAAGTTGCGCTTGCGCGCGTCGGCCCCCTGCTGCACGAAGCGAACCGTCTCGTCGATGTCCCGGTCGCTCTGTAGGGCGGCCACTGCCTTGGCCCCTTGCGCCGTTTGCGCGTAAGGGGTGTCCCTCATCTGCTGGTTGATGCGCTTCTTCTCAACGGCCATGACCCGGGCGGTTGCAACCTCCTGCGCGGCAAGGTCGTCCAGCCGCCTAACTGCGATACGCGCTTCGACGTTGTAGCTGGCCACTTTGCCGGTCAGCACATCGATCATGGCCTGCTTCTCAACGGCCAGCCGCTCAATCTCGGCCTCCATTGCCTCCTTGGTGGCCGCGTAATGCCCGTCCACCGCGAAGGTGGCCTTCTCCATGGCCGTTTCGGTGTCCTTGGAGAACGCCAGGTAGGCGAGGCCTCCGGCAACCAAGATGAGGCCTATGGCGCCCGCCGCCGCGTTGAGAACAGTAAAGGTCCCCGCAACTCCCGTAGCGGTCACGCCGAGCGCAAGCAGTCCTGCGGTGAGCGCTGGCGTCGATACCAAGAGCAGCGCCTGCGCGCCTAACGTGAGCAGCATGGCGGCCTTGGCTGCAAGGTAGCCGGTGGCCATGGCAGCCAACACCTTGGCGCTGTCTGCGATCAGGCGGATGAAGTCGGCGATGCCCACCACCAAGCTCTGCAGACCAGAGCGGAACTCCTCAGAGTTGAAGAGCGCTCGCATGTCTTGGGCGAGAACCTGGATGGTTGGGCTGACGACGCCGAAGGTCTCGACCAGGGCGGCCTCAAGCGATGCAAAAACACCCTTGATCTGATTCGATGTCGTCTGGGCCAGGCCAATACCAGCCAGTGCGGCGAACCCCGGAGCCTCCTGCAGGGTCTTGACGATCTCATCGAGCCTGTTCTCGAACCCCTTGCCCAGCTCCTTTGCCTCTTGGTTGAAGGCCATGAGAACGGCCGACAAAGATTTCAGGCCCCGCTCGTTGCCCAGAGCCTGCAGCGCTTTCTGCTGCTTCTCAAAGCTCATCCCTGAGAGCTCCTTGGCAAGGTCTCGCACGATCTCTGTGAGCGGGCGGACGGCCTTCGTCGCCTCGTCAAAGATGCTGGTCTTGAAAACCTTGCTCAGCACCATCTCAGCGCGCTTGGACGAGCCCATCAGCTCGTTGTACATGTTGCGCATGGCCGTGCCAGCCGCGGTGCCGCGAATGCCGGATTGGCTTAGCAGGGCCAGCGAGGTGGCTGCGTCCTGCACAGTCACACCGTACTGCTGAGCCACGGTCGAGGCCTGCTTGAACGACTCGGTCATCGACTCGACCGAGCTCATCGAGATCGCGGCTGCCTTGGAGATTACGTCAGCTACCGTGCCAAAGCCTGTGGCCGAGTAGCCAAACGCGGTGGAAATCGCCACCAGGCTCTCGGCGGCTTTGCCCGCTTCAAGCTCGCCAGCAACCGAGAAGTTGAGCACAGGTTTGAGCGCTGCCAGCTGCTCTTTGGCATTCAGGCCCGCCAGCGACAACGCCTTCAGCGCGGTCGCGATCTCCAGCGGACCCTTGACGCCCACGCGGGCAAGGTCCAGTGTTGACTGGGCAAGCTGGTCGACAGCCTGCGCCGACTCGCCGCCGAGGTAGCGGATGGCTGCCAGGCGCTGCTCAAACTCAGCGCCCTTTTTGATGGTCTGCACGAATGCGTTGGAGACGGCGGCGCCGACGAGCAGCGGCGCGATCGAGCCCCAGGTCAGCCACATGGCGTTGAACCCGGAGGCAAGTCCCCGCGTGAGTGAGTGGCCCTCGCGCAGCAGCCCGTTCAGGTTGCCCATGGTGCCAGCAGCGCCGGCCCCCGCGCGCTGGAATTCACCGAGGTTTTTGGCTGCGGCCAGCGCCGCAGCCCCGTACCTTGCTGCGGCATCCGCCTCCGACATACCCCCCGCCAGCGCCCCGGACACGCGCGTGGCGCGGCTCAGCTGCCCTGCGCGACTCATGGCCCCGAATCCCGCGTTCCTGTCGATGCCTGCGTTGGCGTTGCGGGCTGCCCGAAGCTGTGCCGCCGCCTCCTCTGCGGCCAGCTTGGCCCTCAGGGCCGCCAGACCCGCGCCAGCTCTGGCCACCAGCGCCTGGCGCTCTTGGGCCAGCCTCTGCTCGTCGAGCATGTCCTGGCGGCGCAGGGCCAGGACTTTCCCCGAGTTTCTCGCCTCCGCCTCGAACGCGGCCAGCCGAAGCTTGTCACCCGCAAACAGGCTGGCCCCTCCCTGGCGGGCCTGCTGAAGTTCGGGGATTGTTCGTGCCCGGAGGGCGGCAAGCGCCTCATACTCCGCCTGCACCTGTGCCCGTCGTGCGCGCACCGTAGCGATGGTGCTGTCCGCCAGCGCATCCCCAACCTCTTTGCCGACCTTCTTGGCTGCTGCCTTGCCCTTGCCCGACGCGTCCTTGACCGCCTTGTCAAGCTCTGCCGGCAGCTCCTTGAAGGCCTTCTGCATCGAGATGGCCGTGCCCTCCAGCGTACTGCGCAGGTTGAGCATCTGCGCGCGCAGGTTGCGGGGCGACATGTTGTCGATCTGCGCCAGGGCCGCGCGAAGATCCGCCAACGCCTCCAGTATCGGCCGCATGGCCTGGACAAACGGGGCGCCGTCAACTCCGATGTTTGGCCCGCTCATTTGCCGACCCCCGAACGCGCAACCAAAGCAGCCCGCAGATCCGTGAGGCTCTGCAGGATGGGTTGCATGGCCTTCTGGAAGGAAGAGCCATCAAGGTTGACGTTGGGTCCGCTCAAAATCAGGTCTTCGGTTGGTTGTCGGACCAGTGCTTCATGAACACCCGGTCAAGCATTTGCAGAATGCGCAGATACTTGCTGCGCAGGTCCGCTTGCGCAATCCCCACCAGCTGCAAATAAGCCAGAACCTCAGAGATTTGCAGCGGTGTGGGCGAGCTGTGCCCCATGGGGCGCGCCTGATCCAGCGCCCGAAAAGCCTTCAGCAGCTCTTGGTCGCGCGAGTGAAGTTTGGGGATGGCGCGCAGCGGCGCCGGGGTCACCCCCGTCTGCTTGGCGCGCTCCTGAAACGCCTTGATGTGAGGCCCCCACCGGAGCTCCCACACCAAGTACGCGTTCAGCCGTTTCCCTGGGCCTCTTCGGCCTTCGCCTTGAAGGACTCAAAGTTGTCGCTGAAGCCCGAGACCTTCTTGCGGAAGTCCTTGATGCGCAGCATGGTGCGCGCCATCTCGCGCGAGTAAGCGACGTCCTTGCCCTTGAACTGCAGGCCCTTCCAGTCAAGCAGAATGGTGTCGGCCATCAGGTCGACCATCAGGCCTTCAGCCACCTGGTCGGCCTCGGGCGTGTTGCCCTCGAGCTCGACCGAGTGCTTCTCCATGGCCTTGCGCAAGCCGGCGGCGAAGTTGCTGTTGCCCGAGCGCGCCACGCGCACCGAGGCCGTCTTGGAGAGGTTGAACCAGGTGCCCTCGACTTCAGAGGTTTCGTCGGTGGCGTAGGAGGAGAAAATGTCCATGAGGTGCTTCTTTTTATTTTCAGGGCGTAAAAACCGGCCCGGATGGGCCGATCTATTCGGGGTGTCTCCCCAAATTCTTTAAGCTACAACCGCGCGGGTGATGCGGATGCCGCGGTTCGTGGCTGCGTTGAAGAAGGCAGAGAACGGCAGCGACAGCATGGTGTCGTCGGCCCGCCCGCCTGGGTTCATGCCACCGTCGGTGTAGTTGATCTTGTCAAACTCGATCAGGTAGCCGTTGCCGGCGCTGTCGGCCACACCCAGCACAAGGCTTGAGGTCGTTCCCTGGAGCCACTTGTTGTAGTAGGTCGCGTTCTCGACGTACATCTCGATGTTGCCGCTCAGTTCCAACTCGCCCAGGCCCACATCAGCGTTGCCGAACACACCGATGGCCTTCTGGCCCCGCGCGTTGTTGTTGATGCTCAGGCTCACCGACTTGATGAAGCTGGAGCTGCCCGTCAAGATGCTCTGGCCACCTTCGTAGATGGCACCCACGTCGGTCACCGAGTTCATCACCTCGAACGGCTGCGACGCAGCGGGCGTGCCCGGCAGGCGGGTGGTGGGCTGAATCGTGTGGCCCATGCCCGTGAAGCCGAACGAGCCGGTGATGATGGAGCCCACTTCCATGGACATCTCCATCGTGTTGGGGCGCATGCCGGTGTAGGTGAGCACCTGGCTGATGTCGGTCATCAGGTATTCCATGGCAAACGAGCGCGCAACCGAGCCGTTGGACATGGTCGACTGGCTGATCGCGTAGCCCGCAGCGGCGGTGATGCCCAGGCCGGGTGCGACGATGGGCGTGCTGGGGTCCAGCGTGATGGTGGTTGCCGTGGTCGAGAGCACCTTGAACCAGCGGTTCGCGAAGTAGGCCCGCACGGCCGCAGTGGCCGCCACTGGGGGCACCACCTTGAACCAGGAGCCCACAGCCAGGGTGGTGAATGCGGACGCGCCCGTCAGCGCCACAGCCGCTGTGATGGTGCTGGCTGCGGTGGTGGCGCCAAAAACGGCACCCAGGCCGCCAACGCCGTGGTGAGCGTACGCCGAAGAGAGCACGCCCTCGAGGAACGGGTCGTATTCGCGGGCAGACAGCTCGAAATTGAAGCCGCCGTCGACATCCAGGTCGGTGCGGGTCTGGCCGGTGGAGAGGCGGTCAGCGCGGATCTCTTGGGACTTGACCGTGGCCAGCGACGCCTTGAGGCTTGGCGTTAGCATGCGCAGGTTGAGCGCGTTGCCCGCGCCGGGAATCACACCCTGAGTGGCTTCTTGGATGTAGCGAAGTTGCCCGAAGGCGGATGAAGCAAATGGCATGGGGTTCCCCGTGTTGACCGGTCAGATGCCACCAAACTTGCACACCCCGTCCGAGAACACAATCCCCCTACGCTCGGTCCAGTGAGAACGGCGCCAGAATGCCCACCTTGTGCCAGCCCAAATGCTGGGTCGGCGTGAGCCTCTCTGGAAAGTCGAAGCGCGCGCCACCCAGGCGCCGGGGTCGAAACAGCTCCTCAAGCTGGTCCATCAAGTCGTCGGCGCGCCCGGTGCCTTCGCCCTCGCGCACGAACACTCGCACCACCAACGCACCGGTGGCGCGGCCCATCGGGCGCTCCCCCAGCGCCGCTGTGCTGGCGCCGTAGAAGCGCACCTCGGTGTCAACCCACACATCGCCCACGTTGGCAAGGTCTGGCTGGGGCCCGTTCTCGAAGAAGATCGGCACGGCCCCTGGCGCGATCGCCCAGTCCTGTAGCGCGGTGTTCACCGCCGCACGGAACGCTTTGCCTGTGCTCACAGCTTGAACCCTCGGTCAAACACCTGCGGCAGGCTGATGCCGACCCGCCCGGTTTTGGTGGACACCACGATCACGCTCTCCTGGGCGTTCTCGTAGGGCAGGTTCACGGCGCGCAGGCGCTTTGCGGCGTAGCCTGGGTTTTGCAGGTCGGACAGGTAGGACTCGATGTTCGAGCCGTCGTCAGACGTGCCCTCAACCCCGTTGGAGATGAAGGCCCGGTCGTTGTAGGTGATGCCCCCGCGCTTGAACCCCAGGCGCGGGCCGCCGCCCACACCGTAGAGCTTCACCTTGTTGCGCCGCTTGGCCACCTCAATGAACTCAGGGAAGCCCTGGCTTCGGTGGGATTCAAGTCTCTTGAATCGACCGCTGTCGCCCACGTACTCGATCTTTCCACCCTGGGAATACACCGTGAAGTCCGGCGTGTTGGCGCTGATGTTCCAGTTCGCCACCGCGCGCCCGGACGACTGCGGCGTGTTCTGCAGGATGCGCAGGAAGACCTGCCAGACATAGTTCCTGAACGCATCAGCGGTGAGAAAGCGCGTCTTGTCCATCGCAAACTCGATATCGCCCAGGTTCTGGCGCAGGCTGGAGATCATGCCCATCAGGCCCTCCTCACATGGGCAAGGGTGACGCCGGGCAGGTTTTGTGTGCCCTGCACCGTCCAGGCTTGGCCGGCGGCGGTGATCCGCGCGCGGCTGTCGATCATGGCCTGGGCGCGAAACACCATCACGTCGTCGCCCTCTCGGAACTTGCCGTCTGCCTGGTCGGTGTACTCAAACAGATCCTGCCAGCGCGTGCGCAGCGCGGGCGTGTCGACTGTGGCGGTGGGCGTGTAGCTGCCGCTCACCGGGTCGTAGGCGCGGTAGCTCACGCTCACCGTCTGCGCCGGCGCTTCGAGCTTGACCAGGATGGCCACCGCAAAGCCAGACGCCATCTCGCGCACCGCGCGCACCAGGAAGGTGAGGCCGTTTTGCTGCACGATCGAGTTCACCGCCGGGGGATTCAGCGCCGGGAAGTAGCCGTTGTACTGGGCGGTGACCTGAGAGGAGATGTTCCCTTCCTTCACGTCGCGCGTCCACTCGATGCCCGCCCAGGCAAGGGTGGGGAACGTGCCCGCGAGGTGGCCGTCCAGTGTGCTCAGGCTCACCCGCTCGGCGGGCTGCAGCACGTACTTTTGCCGGTGCAACTGGTCCAGTCCGTCGGGCTCCATGTTGCCCGCCAGCCACACCAGGTCGAGCACGCGCAGGCCCCGGTCACGCGGCACCACTGTGCCGGGCTTCACCGAGAGCACGCGCCGGTAGGCTGCGCCGGCGTCCCGTCGGCTATCGTCATATGGGTCGACCTGGGCCAGAAACAACAGATCGCCGGTGTCGGCGTCGTCCACCTCCAGCCGGTCGAAGTAGGCCGATGCCTGGGCAAGGTTCATCATGCGCCAGTCACCGGGTCTATGCCCCGGCGCGCGGCCGCAAACAGCCGTGGCGCCACCATCGGCGCGCCGGCCACGCCGGAGATCAGCTGCACCAGCGCGCTCACCACGTCGCCGCGGTAGCGCGCGCGCAGCGTCTCGACGCGCTTCATCACCAGCTCGTAGGGCTCACCCGAGAAGCGGGTAATGGAGGCCTTGCCGTCGCTGACCGCGCGCGGCGCGAAGTTGGCCAGCGACACGCCCACCTGGGCCGCCACGGTGTAGACCGCAAACAGCGACACCGAGTCAAAGAAGTTGCGCTCGTCGTCCGTGCGAGCGGCGAACGTCTTGTTGGCGATCAGAGAAAAAGACGCACCCAGGGACGTGGAGAGCTTATTGAGCTCACGAACCAGGCCCATCTCGTAGACGGGAAGGGCAAGCACCTGGTCCGACAGCTCGGTCGCGTTGACGCCAAGGGCTGCGCGTACCTCGTCTGGCTGGCAATAGGTGGTCAATGGCATGCGGTAAGGCCCTGCGAAACTTACTCGGTGAACTCGACCAACTTGCCCGTTTCAAGCTGGGCTCGCACGAAATCGTCGATCACATGTTGCTTGGGCTCGGAGGTGAACAGGACGTTGGTGTAGAGGTGCAGCATGTTTCCGTGCACCGACTGTAGCCAGACCTTCTTGGGGGCCGCAACCTCCGGGGCCGCAGCTTGAGGCGCTTCGACTTCGGGGGCGGGGGCGGGCTTGGCAGTTTTGCTCATGGTGTTCTCGTGGTGTGCTCGTGAAAAAGAGGCGGAGCGCTTCCGCGGCCCGCCTCTCTGGGTGAGACCTATCAGGCGTAGGTCAGAACTTCGAAGGCTTCGTCGAACAGGCGGTAGACCACTTCACCGCTGTCCACGCGCATGGCGGTGGAGCGCTTGAGCACGAACTGCTCGATGGCGCTGTACTGGGCGGTGAGCGAGGCCACGCGGTGGATACCGAACTGGCTGTCCAGGCCCATGATGGTCTTGGCTGGCCAGTTCGGGTCGTTGGTCAGGAACACACGAACCCGGGCCGAGTAGGTGGGGTTGATTACCTCAATCAGCGTGTCGATGCGGGCGCTGTTGGGGTTGTCGCCGGTGATGACCGGCTTGCCCGTACGGTTCTCGATCGCCATGGCGCCAGCCAGGTCGGTCACGATGTGGGTGATCGTGCGCTTCTCAGCGCGCTGCGTCAGCCAGGTCAGCCAGGCCAACTGGGTCAGGCCAGTGGTGGCGGCGGCGTCCAAAGAAACAGCAGTCCGCACCTTGCCAGCGAAGGTAGACAAAGCCGCCATGCCCATATCCACGTCACCGTTGAGCAACGACATGATGTAGCCGTTGGCGCGCTCGTTGCCCTCGACAGATGCCTGACGAGCCACAGCCAAACCGACCAGGTCAAGCGTGGTGCTGCGCAGCGCCTGCTCGGAGATCTCCATGCCGATGCCGTAAGACGGGATCCGCATGGATTTGTCCGACGCGGTGATGGTCAGCATCGAGTTGGGCATCGACAGCTGGCTCACCGGCGCCGAGCGCGCGGCTTCGGGCTTGCTGAAGTTCAACACTGGGCGCTCCCAGCGGTCCCCTGCAATGCTGTCGTCTTGCGCCAGCATCGAGGTCAGCGCGTTGGGGTTGGTGGAGCGGTTCACCTGCAGCTTGTCTTCGATCACGTCGAGGATCACAGCGGGGAACAGCAAGCGCGAAGCAGGCACACCGTCGCGGGTGATGGCTGTGCCGTTGTTGGCTTCCTTGGGGTTCAGCACATCTTCCATCGTGGAGGCGCGGATGCCGAACTCCTTGTTGGACTTGGTGAAGATGCCGCACTGCTCGAGCAGCTGCTGCATCACGGTGCCGTCTTTGCTGGCGTTCACCGGCACCTGACGTGCGAGGTGTTGGCCAAGGCTCAGGCCGGCTTCGGCGGCGTCGCGGTAAGACGCCATGCTCAGATCAACGGGGGTGTTTTCACCCCGGGCGTTGACAACAATCAAATCTGCCATTTTGGTGCTCCTTGTCAGCTGTTGGGGGTGGGTTAGGCGGTGCGCTCGATGATGCCGGTCTGGCCCACCGCGCCTGTGCCAGTGAACGCGACGACGCGCCACTTGTAGACGATGCCGGTTGCAGCCGCAGTGGCCAGGCAGACCCGGGGGTTGCCTGGGAGCGCGGTGCCGCGAGCGGACACCGTGCCTGTCACCACATAACCACCGATGGTGATCACGCCGGTGCCTGGGGTGGCCTGCAAGCCGTCAAAGGTCACCTCGACGCGGGTGCCAATGGCGTCCCGCACGGAGCCCAGGTTGAAGCCATCTTGGGGGGCAAGGTCATCAGCCACCGAGAGCACGCCCTCGATCTCGTTGCCCACCGCGCACAGGCCAAACTGGCTGTCCGCGACGAACTTGACGAACTTGCCGTTGTCGAGGCGACCCAGCTGGTTGCCCACACCGGCGCCATCGGCGACGCGCGCGGTCTTGTTGGGAAGGAAGGGGTTGATGGTCACGCCCATCTGAAATTTCGCCATGTGGATCTCCTTGGATTACTTGGGGCGGGTTGCGTCAATACGGGCGCGTCGGAAGCCGTCAACCGACTCCTTCGCACCCCCGTTGTCGGCTGCGGCAGACGACGAAGCCGCCACACCACCCGCCTTGAACTTCTTGGCGAAGTTGGCCTGCACCGAGGTGAACTCGGCAAGCAGGGCTTCGTCTGTCGTCGCGGCCACGAAGGCGGAGCCCCCCAGCGCAACGTGCATGTTTTTCACAACGCCCTGAACGATGGGGCGCATCTGCTCCAGCGTGGTGTTGAGCGCAGCCATGGCTGCGGTGGCGCCTTCGCCCGCCTGCTTGAGCGCAGCGAGCTGCACCGAGACGTTGATCGTGGAGGCGGTGGCCTCGGCCAGCTGCTCCTTGAGCATCTGGATGCGCGCGTCGACCGTCTCGGCGACAGGCGCCACCGGTGCGGCGTCAGCCACAGGTGCGACAGGCGCAGCATCTGCGACGGGCACAACGGCCAGAGCTGCGGCAGCCAAAGCGGCAGCAGCGGCAATTTCGGTGGGGTCGCCGGCCTCGGGGAGGACGCCGCCAGCGGCGAGCGCCGCGATGGCTTGCTCGGTGAGCGCGTGTTTCATTGAAGAGGGTCCTTTCGGGGAATTCGCACCATACTTGGGCGACTTCTTTTCAGCGTCAATCCCCCCCTGCACTTTGCTCAGGAGCTCGTCGAAACTGGATATCCGGTCGGCCAGCCCAATGTCCACCGCCAACTGGCCAAGAAACACCCGGCCCTGTCCCATCTTCTGGTCTGCCTGGATGTAGGGCACGCCGCGCGAGTCGGCCACGTGCTGGGCGAACATGCCGTACAGCTGATCAAGTTGGCCCTGCACCTCGGCCTTGGCTTCTTCGCTCAGCGGCTCGTACGGGTTGGCCAGCGCCTTGTACTTGCCCGCGCGCATGACAGTGGTCTTGATGCCCTCTTGCTCCATACGCTTGCTCTGCTCACGGTGCACCATCAGCACGCCGATGCTGCCCGCCTCGGCCATCTTGCCCAGCGTCACGCTGCGCGCGGCCGAACCCAGCCAGTAGGCGGCCGAGTTCATGGCGCTGCCGGAGAAGGCGTGCACCGGCTTGACCTTGGAGTCCACCAGCGCGATCAGCTCGGCGGTGTCCGACACGCCCATGGTGGAGCCGCCGCCGGAGTTGACGTCGAGCACGATCGACTTGATGTCGGGGTCGTTGGCGGCGGCGATCAGCGCCTCGCGAATCTCCGGGTAGCCGGTAGCGCCCAGGTACTCGTTGATCCACGACGCGTTGTTCACCAGCGAGCCGTCGATGGCGATCACACCCACCTGGCCCTGCTTGCTGAGCAGGCGCGGCAGGGTCCGCTCACTCGACATTCCAGAGTAAGCGCGCTTCTCGCCCTCGGCCAGCATGTCCGGCGTGAGCCGCTCCAGCTGCGCCAGGAAGGATTTGAGCGACTCCTCGGTGCCCGCCCAGAATTTGAAGTCAGAGATGTGCATGTCAGGTTCCTTGATTGGCGGGGCCCTTGGGCTGCTCGGGGGTTTGTTTTTTGCCGTCGCGAGGACCCCCCGGCGTTGCCGAGGTGTTGGAAAACGGGTTCACCGCGTTGGCGTCAACGGCTGACGGGTCACTCCCCGCGCCGTTGCGGAAGAAGGTGCCCGAGAGCTTTGGCGCGCCTGGCGGAGGCAGGCGGCCAGTGAGCTGCAGCGACGCCTCCTCGTCAGAAATCATGCCAATGGAGAGCTGGTCCAGGACGCGGCTCTGCTTCATGGACCTGAACGCCTCCAGCTCGGCGTCCGGTCTGAGGTCAATCCGGTCGAACTCGAACTTCACGTAGCAGTCGACGCCCATCAAGCGCACGCCCAGGGTGAGCGCGCGTGAGATGAGCGAGTTCACCTTCTGCTGCAGGCCCTCGCAGTAGCGCAGGAACAAGAGCGTCTCGGTGGAGGCGATGTTCTGGCTCCCCGCGCCGTGGCCCAGCACGGCCGGTGGCGCCTTGGTGCCTGTGGCCACCTTGGAATTGACCATGGCGCTGAGCGTTTCGTATTCGCGCGACAGCGTGACGTTGCCGCCGTTCTTGTACTCGAAGGCGACCGTGTCCATGTGCACGAGCGCGTCATCGGGCTCCAAGCCGTTGATGGTCGACTCCAGGGCCGAGATGGTTTGCTGGAGGTACTCCTGGAGCTTGTCGGGGTCGCCTAGCACGTCCGGCGGAAGGCCCTTCCTGAACTTCTCGCTGTCGATCGTGGCGTCAAGCCGGGGGTGCAGCGCGCGCTTGATCACCCGGCGAACGTCGTTGGTGAATTCGGTGTCAGCAAGCACCGCCTGCAGGGCCGACTCCATGGGTGAGTCGCTGTAGGCAGTGAGCAGATCCTGGTCCAGGCTCTCGTAGAAGAACGCCGGGATGTCCAGGTCGATCTCCTGTCCGTTGACCTTCTGCACCGGTGCGGCGTAGCCGGTGCCGTCGTCGATGAACTCGATCTGGCTGGTGGAGATCGGCACGATCCGGTTGGGCAGGCGCGCGCGGTCCAGCACAAGCTCTGCCGCACACGAGCCCTCGATGCGCAGCTCCTTGGTCAGCATCTCGGCCAGCGCGTGCAGCGAGGACACGCCGGAGAACCCGTCGTTGTAGTCGGTGAGGTAGTTGAGCCGGCTGATCACCTCCTGCGCCGCGCGGGTGGCCTCCGGGTTGATGGTGCCATCCAGGTTGTAGCCCACCGCGTGGAAATTGCGTGTCACCACCAGGCGCACGTAGGCGTAGACGCTGGCCGAGATGTCCGGGCTCACCTGCGCCAGGTCGCGGATGATCTTCTTGGTGCTGATGCCGTTGCGCAGCGTCAGGAGGTCAAGGTTTGCCGTGCGCCGATCGGTCTGGCTCAGCTTCTGGTCGCCGGAGCTGGTCGCCGTGCGCTTGCTCATCGACGGCAAAGCCTGCGCCTTGTTGGTGACCTTGGGGTCGACCAACGGCGTCAGTTTGGTCGCAGCGAGGGGGCCGCTGAGGCCGAGGAGAGCTTTGATTTTGCCGAGCATCTGGGCAAACTAGCCCACAAACCTACCCCCTGTGAATCCCCGTCCCCTGGCGCACCGGTTTCGGGCCTGTCAGCTTGAAGGTGCTCACCAGGTTGGTGCCCAGCACCATGGCCCCGGCCGCCACGCCCCGCATTTGGGCTGCCACCCACAGGTAGCCCAACGAATGGTGCATGTGGTCCTGGCCCTTGGAGCTTTTTTGCCAGATGCTGGTGAACTCGCCGTTGCGCAGGGTGGCGCTGGCGCGCTTCATGTCGGTCAGGTGCTGCTTGACCATCTGCCAGTCTTCCGTCCTGCGGATGCGAACCCGCTTGTCTCGGATCTCCACAAGCAGGCGGTCGAACAGCTGGTTCCTGCTGACGCTCACTTGGCGCACGCCCTCGATGGCACTGTCGAAGTCCGCCACCTTGTCCCGCACCGAGTACACCTCCATGCCCTGCCTGCTCACGTAGGTGGCGCCATACAGGCTGGGGTCCTCGGCGCTGAGCGACATGATCAGGTCGGTGTAGGGCTGCAGGTCGCTCACCACGACGCTCACCCGAAAGCTCGCCTTCAGGCCCCAGTACCTCGCGCGAAAGTTCTTCAACGGCACGCGCTCGACGTGCACCACCACCAGTTCGCCGTCCGGCCCCACGCGCCCCACTGTGAAATGGCATATCTGGCCCAAATCGATGCCCATCACATGGGCGCCAGAGCTTGGCGTCTCCGAGTCGAACCCGATCGCCTCGATGTCCGCCTCGGTCAGGCCATCTTCGGCGTTGGCCGCCGGCTGCCCCAGTGAGAACTGCTGAAACTTGCTCTTGCTGGCGTACTGCGTGGAGGCAAGGATCAGGTCGGCCAGCGTCACCACGTTGGGCGCGTCAAACGGGCTGACCTGGTACCCCGCTGCCGTGTGCCCCTCGGTGGGGTTCTCGCACACCCACTCTCGGTGCTCGGGCTGCAGGCTGGTTTCAACCCCGCAGTGGGGGCAGAGCAGCTTCGCCTCTTTGTAGCGCACTTGGTGCAAGTTTTGCTTGGTGATCTCGTCCAGGCCTTTGCGCCACCCCGGCACACTCACATGCTCGTAGTAATCGGGCAAAAACGTGTGGTCGCAGTGCTCGCACCGGCACATGTTGAAGTGCCTGCGGCTGGCGTTGAACGCGGTATCGATAGGGTCGCCCGGAAACGTGGGCGTGGACAGCGAGATGCGGTGCTTGTAGGGCGAGTGGATCAAGCGGCTCGTGAAGTCGCTCAACACCTCTTGGTCACAAAAGCTCATCTCGTCGGCGATGATCAGGTCCAGCGAGGTCGAGATGGCGGCGTTGCCCACCGCGGCCCCCTTGAAGTAGACCAACTTGCCCGGGCCAAACGACTTGATGTCGGCGCGGTCGATGTCGTCGCGCGAGATGGCGTAACGCAGCGCCGCGCTGCCCTGGACGATTGGGTTGAAGCGGGTCTGGGCGTAACTGGTAGCAAAGCTGGCCGAGGGCAGAACGTACCCCACCGCGTAAGCGCCGGGCATCACCATCATCAGGCCCGCTGTCATGCGCAAAGACATCTCCGAGATGCCTGTTTGGGCCGACTTCCTGATGACAAGGTGCTGCGAGTCGTCGCCGATGATCTTGCTTTGGTACTCGTGCCCGCTGAAGGAGAAGGGCTTGCCGTTGATGAAGGTGTTGCGCTCGATCCAGGCGGCCAGGTCCTTTCGCCCCAGCTTGTTGATGGAGCCTTGCCGAATGCGCGACAGGTGGTCGGACAGGAACCGGGGCGTTGTCGGGGCGCGGCTCACACCTCGCCCTCCACGATCTTTTCCCAGGTTTCGTAGGCAAGTTGTCTGGTGTTGCTGTCAGGCTGCGCGTCGAGGTACTCGATCAGCAGCCCCTCGATCTTTTTGAACCGCTCGGACGTGTAAAGGTCCCCCTGCACCTTCACCAGATTAGCCAACGCGCTGGACAGGCTGTTGGCGACTTGGGCCATTTGGTTGGCGGGGGTATCTGTGGATGCCAGCACTTGGTTCTGCAGGCTCTGCAGAGAAACCATCTGCAGCACGAGCTCGCGCACAAGGTCTGTGTCCTGCAGCGACTTCACCGGCAGGCGCGCCTCGATCTCGGCACGCAGGCTGATCAGCTCGTGCGGCTCAAGGCCTTCCAGGCTGACCTTGGGCTTGGTGGGTGCTAGCGCTGGCGCTGGGTCGCGGATCGAGAACGGATCCGGGGGAATCTTGTCGGTCATGGGCTGTGGCACGCTTGGTTGCGCGCTCTTGTTTTGCGTGTGGAGACTACGCCACCTGAGTCAGAAGATCAATCGTGCTCCAGTTCAAGTCCGGCATGTCCGGCCACAGCCAGTTCCCCTTCAGCTTGTTCTCCTGCGCCGTGATCACTTGCAGGTTGGTGTGGGTGTGCAGCCCGCGAACCAGGTCCCCGATCCCCGAGATAGGGACTGCGTGGTCGACCACATAGACGCCCCAGCCCAGCGTGTTCATCAGGGCCGCGCCCAGGTAGATCCGCACCACCTCGTCAAGGTCGCTCCAGACGCAGTAGGCCTGGGCAATGTCGTGCATGCGCTGGTCTTGGTCCCTGATGCTTCCCTTGCGGGGCTTTGCCGGTCGCGCGCGGTTTCTGAAGGCCCGCATCGCCTTGTCGTAGGGGTCAAGCGCGTGGTAGCTCGCGCTCGCCCTGGCGCGGTTGGTCGCGGCATCCTCGGGCTTGCGTTTTCTTGGGGTTTTTGGCTGTTTTGGGCTCTGGTCGGGGGCGATTTTGGTCGGAAACTGCTCGACCTCGGGCGGCTTTGGACGTGCCGGTGCCTTGGATTTGAGGGCCATCTGCGCCCAGACTGGCGCCTACGGCAGTGTTTTCGCAATCCCCTGCTCAGGTTGTGCGCCCAAACTCACCGTGCAGGCGCTTGCTGGCTTCGCAGTAAGCTGCGTGAGCGAGTTCGGCGGTGTCGTGCCGCCCTAGGTACTGACTCTTGCCGCCTGCTCCGATGGTTGCCGACCACCCTCCGTCGCGCTTGCACCAGCTCACTCCCTTCAGGCCGCTCGTGTTGAGCCGGCTGAGCCCCTGGTTTTGGCTGTTCTGGGCTCTGGTAGCTAGGCGCAGGTTCGCTTGGCGGTTGTCTAGCCCGTCGCCGCTGATGTGGTCGACGTGCATCTCGGCAGGGGCCGCCAGTAGGGCTCGGTGCATCAGCACCATACGCTGCTTTCCCCCGGCCTGTTCGGTGCGAACAGCATACACGCCGTGACGTTGGGCCAGCGCGTACCAGTTAAACCCCTCCGCCAGAGGCAAGTCAGCCGCGTCGATCGCTGCCACGAAGCCCTGGGTCAGCGTGACGAACGCGACAGCACCTTCGACACGGATTGGTCGCACCTTCATTTCGGCACCTTCGCCCGGGCTTCCTTGATCCGCCTTGCAAGCGTTCGGTACTCCGTGCCCGGGTGGGCCTTGCAGATTGCGGTGACCGAGAAGGCGGGGCGCGCCAGGGCGTCAGCCACAGCCCTGGCATAGGCTGGGTTGAGGTCCGGCTTGAACCAAGCGCTCTCTGGGGGCCTGCTTTCGTTGATTTTTGCCTCTCGCAACTTCTCGACCAGGTCGCACCGGCGCAGGCGCACTGAGAGTTGTGACTTCGTGATGCCGAGGTCGCCACAAATCTTGTCTCGCGTGGTCTCGTTGGCGAACAGCCGCCTGACGTGCTCTTGAAACTCGGGGTCGGTCAGCCACTTTGATGGCGGGCCGGACTTGAGCTTGTCCTTGACGGGGGTTTGGTTTGGGTTGTTCATGCCCGCATTGTACACACGCAATTGCTACGTGTCAAAAAGCTGGGAAAATTCTGCGCGATGGGAGAGGAAGGTGGTACACAGTCCGCGCGCTGCCTGGCAGAAAAGCGCACCCGTCTACCGTTTGTTGGATAGCCTCAGATAATGCGTGACACAGGCAATTGTTCTGATCTATAATCAACCATGCCAACAAAAGGCATACCGTAAGCCACATGGCAGACGGTCAACCCTTAGGAGAATTCTCATGAGCAAAGCAAATAAGTTAGCCGGTATCATCGCCCTCATCCAAGGCAACCGCGCCACCACAATCGAAAGCTTGGTTGAGGCTTTCGAGACCGATTACGGACAGTTCGCCCGTGCAAATAACCGGGACCCATTGGCAGCAGCAGCGAAAAGCCTAGCAAAAAGCCCTAAAGACAAGGCGATAGCAGCAGCTATGGCTGCTGCTATTACCGCCGGCGATCTTAAGAACGGCTATATTGGTGCGAGAACCGGCCCCTATGCCGACCAACCTATCGTCATACAGAAAAGTTTTGACGCTGCTATCATTATGGCAGTGGACGCATTCAGTGAGTCTATCGAAGCTAGCGTAGCTTTCGCAAGCAAGGTCGAAAAAACCGATGAGGAGAAAGCAGTGCTCAAAGCGGACAAAGCGGAAAAAGCCGCGGCCGCGGGCGAAGCATTGATTACCGCTAAAATTCAATCGGGTGAGCTGGTGCGCAGATCGGATGTGCATACATTGGCCGATGCAGGCGCTTTGCAGCTTGCTGAAGCATTGGAAAATATCGGCGCCAAGGGCGCATTGTCAGATACTGTCATGGCGGTGTTATCCGACATTATCCGTATTCAAGCTGAGAAACGCGCTATCGAAACCGACAAGGTGGCTGCTGCTGCTGCCCCTGCCCCTGCCCCTGCCCCTGCCCCTGCCCCTG